GCCCCAGACTTTCCGCCAGCCAGTTCATGGCCAGACCGCGCTCCTCTGCCGACAGTCCCAGAGGCACAACCGCCTCGTCGAGCACGACGACGGCTGCACCCGCCGCGGCACCCGCCAATATGGCATCCTCGGTCCCCGCCAGCCCGCGCAACAGGTTCGACAGCGTCCAGCGATTCGGGCTGGTCTCTTCGGCTGCAGCAAAGCCGACCACTTCCCAGGCGCCATTCAGCGCTTTCACCGCAATACGATTCTCGCCATTCTGCACCGCCTGCTCGTTCGCCGACGACAGGCCGCCGAAAAACAGTTCGATCTCCACGGTCGGACCTCGATCGAAGCGCCCGATCGCGCCGTCCGAAAGCGGCGCCGCCAGAATGCCGACCCTTGCCGGCCGGTCGAGCACTGAGCGCATGCGATACCCTTCGGTCGTGACGGACGAGGATAACGCCGTCCGTCGCCACGGCCGGCAGAAACCCGCAACGCGGGCGAAGTTCGCTGCCTCGCCGGGCGCAAACCGCGGCAGATCGAGAAAGTGCAGTACAGGCGCAAATGCGTCGGAGACGGCGCTACCGCCATTCCTGTACCCCTCGCCGACAGCATAGTTCAAAGGCGCAAGCGGCGCGTGGTGCCGCGCCTCGATCCGCCGCGCTGCGCCCTCTTCGATCCGTTCGACGATAAACGTCCCCTCCGGGCCAGCGGCATCCGGCAGAGCCAGCCGCACCGCATCGCCGGGCTCGACGGCAATCTCCGCCGGCGAAAGCGCAAAACTCAACGACCGCCTCGCGGCCCTGTGCGTGCGCAGCAGCGTCTCGACCGCACCGAGCGACGTTTCCTCCGGCAGCACGGCTGGCAGGTCGTAACTCAGGATGCGCTGGCTTTCCGCCCGCGCCCGCCGCGATCGCACACCCGCCTGTTCGTAGTCCAGACTCGGATTGTAGGAGGTCAGCACCGCCTCCGCCGCAAAATCGCTGTCATGCCCGCGGTTTTCCGACCACAGCGGCTCATCCTCGATATCGGCAATGACGGCGATCTCCTTGGCCGCCAGGCTCGCCGTCAGCCGTGACCGGAAGCGCAGCCTGCCGCCGTCTTCGGCGACATCCACCTGAAAGACCTCGAGCAGCGGCTCCAGAAGCGCCCTCGCGGAGGTCACCTCGCCCTGCACGTAGCCAGTCAGGTCGCCGCTCACTTCCGAAACGTCGAAATCTTCAAAACCATGCTCCGTCAGGATCGCGGCAATGGCATCGGCAAGCGTAGTTCCGCCCAGCCGGCCATTGAGCCAGTGGCCGGTGCGCCAGTTGCCGCCATCGCTCCAGGCCGAAAGATCGCCGGGAAAGGCCGGAACAGGCCGGGCATCCCAAGTCCAGACAAAGACGTGGTCTGGATCGACCATGCCAGTCGGCGGCGCTTCGCCCTGCCACCAGCCATGATGCGCTTCCAGAAACCGACGCTGCATGCTGTCCGACCGCCCGCCGCTCGAAAAATAGGGCAGCGCACTTTCGGCCGATTTCGGGTCGGTAAAGACATTCGGCTGGTTGGCGCCCTTGTCGACCGCCGGGCACCCGAGTTCGGTAAACCAGATCGGCTTCATGCCGGGCACCCAGGCCGTGGGCATTGCAGTCTCGGCACCGCCCACACGGTCATGATGCCGGTTCGACCACCATCCCAGGAGATCCTTGTAACGATAGACCCACGGCTTGCCCGCCAGCCCATCCGAAATTGGCGATCGCAGCCGGTTTCGTCGGTCCGCATCGCTCGCATAATACCAGTCGAAACCCTCGCCGGCGGCGATCTGAGCCGCCATCGCTTGGGCATCATCCGCAAGACGAAACCCATCCGGATTGTCCGCGACAAGATCTTCGTCGCGCCAATCGCCGAGCGGCATGTAGTTGTCGATGCCGACCGCATCGATATCCACCGAAGCCCAGAGCGGATCGAGGTGGAAATGCACCTCGCCCGAACCGTCCTGCGGGTGATAGCCGAAATATTCGCTCCAATCGGCGCCGTAGGTGAGCTTCGTCCCCGTCCCGACGATCGCCCGCACATTCGCCGCAAGCCGAACCAGTTCCTGCACAAAAGGAAAGATCCCCGTCTCGTCGCGCAATTGCGTCAGCCCGCGCAGCTCCGAGCCGAGGATGAAACCATCGACCCCGCCCGTGGCCGCCGCCAGGCCGGCATAATGCAGCACCATGCGCCGGTATCCCTCGGAACCCGCGCTGAAAGCCTGCACCTGCGCCCGCGCAGCCGCAGTCCTATCCGCCGACACCGGGAAACAGGTGATCCGCCCGCGCCAGGGAAAGGCCGCCTGCTCCACTCCGCCATAGGGATCCGGTCGGCCATTGCCGGGCGGAATATCCATCATCACGAACGGATAGAGATAGACCTTCAGCCCACGCGCCCTGAGGTCGGCGATCGCCTGCGCCACGCTCGCATCGTTCGGCGTGCCGCCGAAAGCCGGCCCGCTGAGCTGGCTCACCAAATGTGCCCCGCCGCGCGATATCCCGGCCACGGACCACTCCGCGCTTTCCTCCCACCGCTCGGGCACCTCGACGCCCGGCACGATCCGGCAATGCCCTGCCCTGAGGTCCGTCCCGAACCAGGAGACAACCAGCGCCACCCGCTCGAGGTTCGGGCAGAGCGCCTGCAACTCGTCGAGCGACGCCTGCCAGTCGGTTCCGGATGCCAGCGTGTGGCGATTGAGGATGCGCGCGCTGCCCTCGCCGGTCTTCTCCGTCACCGGCACAGTCGCATAACCATGTTCGGTCGCGCCCGGAGTGATCGTCACGGCGCGTATCTGATGTTCGAGCCTGCCCACCGGCCGCAGCACCTCGAACTGCAGGAGCGGGATGCGATTGCCGAAACTGTCGAGCGGCAGCCGTTCGAACACCACATAGGCCAGTCCGCGATAGGCCGGCGCATTGCCTTCGCCCTGCTTCGCCTCGATCAGCGGATCGGGCAATTGCTCCCCGTCGCCACGATAGACCCGCATCTCGATTGCCGTCAGATCGAGCTCACGTCCATCGGCCCAGACCCGCCGCACGCCAGCGATCGGCCCCTCGCAGAGCCCGACCCCCAGGTTTGCGAAATAGCGAAACGTCTCCACCCGTGGCCCGCTCGTCGCCTTGCCGCCGGAGCGCTCGCGCGTCACCTCCTCCTCGAACCGCGTCGCCCAGATCAGCGTGCCGCCGATCCGCGCCGTCCCGTAGATACGGTTGACCGTCGCCCCCTCGTCAGCACCCGGGATGCGTGCAGTCGCAAGACGAGGCCCGGAGATGGTCGCGCCGCTGCCGCCGATCAGCGCCCGATCGACCATGCTGCCGGCCAGCGCGCCCGCCGCCCGCCCGATGATCGCGCCGACCGGACCGAACACACTGCCGAGCGCCGCACCCGCCGCCTGGAAAAGGATAGTGGCCATGGAAATACCTCACCGCCGCCCAGCGCTGCCACTGGATGCTCGCTCAGATTGTGGTAGCGTCAGAAAATTCGGGAGCAGAAGCAGCACGCGCCGCGCCAGCCGGCGTATCGGCGAGGATAGGCCACGCCGACCCAGGCAAGGGCCTTGCTCTCGAGAATGGAGGTAATGTGATGAGGCTCAGGCCGATTGGCATTACGCTTATCTTGAAGGTGACCCGGACGGGCTGGTCTATAGCCGTCCGGATCAATTTCAAAACATAAGCAAACGGTGGGCGGGGTAGCAGCTCCGCTCACCACTCCAGAACGATACTCCAAGCGGCATTTCTTTTCAATGAGACGCCAAGGGAAACCGGTACACGCCCGCAACCCGTCGCCGCCACGATGGTACCAGCGCCGAACGCGTCACGGCCGATTGCTCATAGGCGTGGATGAAATGCTGCGGCCCGGCCAATACCCCGGCGTGTTTCGCCGGACAGTCCGGCCGCCAGCGAAACAGCAGGACATCTCCCTGCTCCGCCTCAGCCAACGGCACGCTCGGCCCGAAGAGCCGCGCGGCCGCGTCCGCAAGTCTGTCTTCGCCGCTCCGCTCCGCCCAATCGGGCGCATAGGCCGGCACCGTCTCCGGCTCCTCGCCGTAAAGCTCGCTCCAGATCCCGCGGATGAGCCCGATGCAATCGCAGCCGACAGCCCTCGTCGCGCCCTGATGCCGGTAGGGCGTGCCGATCCACTGCTCGGCCAGTGCCACGACCCGCTCGCTTTGTCCGTTCATTGGAAGATCGGGCCTCCGTCGTGGACCCGCTCCCCGTCGGCATAGGAATAGGCGAAATCGGCGCCCGGGACATGTGGAAAGCCGCGAAAATTCAGATGGTTCGCAAAGCGCCTCTTGCAGGTCGCAAACGACTTGTCACAACCCGCGGTCACCGTGAACGTGTGACCCGCTGCAACCGGCTCCTCCAGCGGCAACCAGAAAATCAGCTCCACCGAGCCGTCCGCGCTCTTTTCGTGCGCGTCGACATCGACCGCCACGCCACCCGCAAACGTCAGCACGCCCTGCCGAAAGAAATCGCTCGCGAAACCGCCGAGGCCCGAGACGACAATCTGGCTCGCGTCCTTCACCGCGATCACCGCCCCCTCGCCGCGCCACAGATCCAAGTTTACACCACAACGGGCATCCCCAAGGCTTGCGTCACAGCGCCGATTATAGACGCGTCCCTGCGGCTGGCTCAGCCGATGCGCCAGACTGCGCAGCTCTGCGCGAAACTGCCCGCCGGCGCGGGAAACCTCGCCGATCTCCCGCACGTTCAAGAGCACATGCTGATCCGCCGCCGCCCAGTTGACGAGAAACAGCTCCACCCGCGCACCGTCATACCTACCGGTCGCCAGATCCTGCTCGCGGATCGCCGCACTCGAAAACCCGCCAGCCACCTCGTCGGCACCCGCCGAAAGCCCTGTTGCCGCTTCTGCCTCGCTTGCCGAAAAGCCACTCGCCGCCAGGAAGGTCGTCCCACCAAATGTCAGGTCGTGGTCGTGTTCGGTAAATCCCAGCACCGCCCCGTCACGCCGCGTCACCCGCCATGCATGGCAGGTAGTTGTCGTCTCCTGCGCCCGATGTTCGGCCAGATCAGCCGGTACTGTTTTCATGCCAAAACCTCCGTCAGCGGAATGGTCGGAATATGCCCGGCATCGAAATGCGCGAGGTTAACGTCGATCCGGTCCGTATCGAACCGCACCGGCACGTCGAATTCGTAACCCGCCCGCACCGCCACCCCGACCGGCGGAACATGCCCGGCGGCAAAGGTGACAATCCCCGTCGCCGCATCGACGGACCAGGCCTCCGCCGGTACTGCGACGCCGTCCACCGACACCACGATCGAGCCAGTGGCCGGCTTGGCGATCCGCCTCGTCCAGCTCCCCGCGCCATCCGCGTAGGTTTTGACGAGCTGGAATGCCGCGGTCTCCCCGTCGCCCATGCCGATCGCCTGGTCGGTCGCCGATACCGCCTCGCCCGGCGCGCAGGATTTCCCGTCGACCGGATCTCGGAACCGAAAGCCGTAAAGCTGCCCGCCCCGCGCCTCGAAAAATTCCAGCACCGCATAAAGATCGGCGAGCGACTTCACCCCCGAACCGGCATCATAGCTGCGCCTTGAATCCCGCCAGCGCTGGTTACGCTGCTCGCGCCCGTTGGAAAGATTGACTATATCGGTGCGCCGCATCGGCCCGCCGGTTGCCCCGAGCGCCAGGCGCAACGGGAACCGAACCTCGTGAAAACCGCTCATCTCATCCTCGCAACATCGTCACAGGCCGCGCCGTCCGCGCGAAACACTGCGCGCCAGCATGGCGGAAATCTGCCCTTCGCTTTTCCGAAAGCTCGCGGCGTCGCTCGCCGTCACGTTGAAGACGATCTGCGGCGTGGCCCCGCCGGCCGCCGCAACGCCGAGCGCGCCGTCCGGCCCGCGCCTGAGCGGCAGGATTGCTTCCGCCCCCGCCTCGCCCATCAGGCCCATATCGCCGCCCATCGGAAAGAAGCTCGGGGAACGCACGACACCGCCGTCGGCAAACGGCGTCACCGATCCGACAAGTCCGCCGATCGCATTGCCCAGCATGTTTTCGAGCGGCCTCAGGCCAGCGGCCAGCGCGATGTCCGAAAGCCGGTTGCCAAGCCCCTTGAGTACGTCTTCGAGCCCGCGCCCGCCTGTCGTCGCGGACCTGAGCGCCCCGGTCAGCGCCACGCCGAAGCGCTGCGAACGCACTTCGAGGTCCGCCATCACCCCGGTCAGCGCCTCCGCGCCGGAGAGCGTGCCGGCCAAATTATTGTCGTCTTCCATGGTGAACTCCCGTTTCGTCGCCGCGGCCCTGACTCACCCATCCGGGAACGCCCGCATCAGCGCTTCCAACCCGGGCTTCTCCATACCTGCGCCACGTCCCCTCATCCCGCCGGTCATGGCCAAAAACTCGACCGGCGTCAGCGCCCAGAAATCCCTCGGCGGAAGCCGCAGCAGGCAGAGGCCGGCATGCATCACCGCATCCCACGGAAACGGTCGCCTCGCCTCTTCGATCGCAGTTGTGGCGGAGAACCCACTCGAAGTTCCTCCCGCGACTGGTCCGATTCCCGCTGCGGCACTCAAGGGTTTGCCGCGGCCTCCCCGCCCGGCGCCCCAAACGTCGCCGCCAGCAGATCGCCGACAATCCGTGCGTAGCCTAAAATTCCGCCCTCGACGCTCATTGCCGCCACCTCGTCGTCGGAGAAGAGATTGCCGCCGCCCCTCAGGCCGGCACCGATCAGCCGGATCATGTCCGCCGCCTTCAGCCGCCCGGAGGAAAACCGGTCCGCCAGCCCGTTGAGGTCGCTGACGGAAAACGCCGTTTCCAGTTCCGCCAATGCGCCGAGCGTCAGGCAGAGAATGCGGCGGTCGCCATCGATCACCGCCTCCACCTCGCCGCGCCTGCGGTTTGCGTGTCCGCCCGCCATCACAGCACTCCGAAGGTCAGGCTGCCGGCCGATTCCAAGGCCAGTTCAAAGCGGATCTCTCCATTGTGCTCGCCGGAATATTCGAGCGCCGTCACCTGGAACGGTCCGGTCACCGTGCCGAAGGCCGGGATCAGAATCTGCCAGGCCAGAATGCTGCCGGCAAAGAACGCCGCCCGCACCAGCGCATCGCTTTCCTGGTCCTTGAAAATGCCGGCGCCGGTCAGAGAAGCGCGCTGCACGCCGGCGCCACCCAGCAACTCGCGCCAGCGTCCGGCGCTTTCGGCATCGGTGATGTCGACGGTCTCGGCATTGAAGGCGAGCCGCTTCGAGCGCAACCCCGCCACCGTCAGGAACGCGCCGTCATTGTCGATCTTCAAGAGCAGGTCCTTGCCCTTCTGCGCCACCATGTGGAAGTCCTTTCCGCTGTTATCCGTTTGTCGCTTCCGCACCGTAAAAAGCGGTGCTAGAGCATCGGGCGCTCAACCGTCCCTTTCGCGAATGCCTTCCGCCGCCATGCCCAAAATTCTCCCGCTGCGCTCGGCGCAGACGATCGCCGTGCTCGCCGTCACCCAGATCATTTCCTGGGGCACGACCTTCGATATGCTCGGGGTCATGGGCCGCATCGTCGCACCGGAACTTGACCTTCCGAACGAGGTCGTCTTCTTCGGCCTGTCGATCATGATGCTGGTGAGTGCGCTTGCCGGTCCCGCGACCGGGCGGCTGCTCGGCCGCCATGGTGCCGCAAAAGTCATGGCCGGCGCATCCGTCATCTTCGCGATCGGCCTGCTGCTGCTCGCGAGCGCCCACGAAATCCTGGTCTACGGCCTCGCCTGGATCGTCATCGGCATCGGCGGTGCGCTCGGCCTGTCGGCGCCGGCCTATACGGCGGTCGTCGAGCGCGAGGGGCTGGACGGCAAGCGCATCATCGCCATCCTGATGCTGTTCACCGGGCTTTCGGCGACCATTTTCTGGCCACTCCTGGCGCTGATGAACGATCTCGTCGGCTGGCGGATGACGTTCGTATTCTCGGCGATGCTGCAGCTCTTCATCTGCCTGCCGCTCTATCTGTTCGGTCTTCCCAAACCGATCGACCGCAACGAGCAGACCCAAGCCACGGATACGGCCCCTGTCGATTTCACGCCGCCGGAACGCCGTCGCGCCTTTTTCCTGGTGGCGGCGGCAACCGCGATCAGTTCGTTCATCAGTTTCGGCCTGTCGCCCTCGCTGCTGGCCCTGCTGCAACAGGCCGGCGCCTCGCCGGCGCTTGCGCTGCAGCTCGGCTCGGCGCGGGGCGCGATCGGCGTTTCCGCCCGCTTCGTCGACATGGCTCTCGGCAGACGCGGCAATGCGCTGCTCACCTCGCTCGTCGGCACCGGCCTGATCCTCTTCAGCTTCCTGCTTACCGCGACCGTCACGTCCTCTGCCCCGGTCCTGGTGGTCTTCATGCTGCTCTACAGCTTCGGCACCGGCGTGCTTGCAGTCGCCCGTGCACTCCTGCCGCTGTCGCTCTTCTCACCGCGCGAATTCGGCCTGCAATCGGCCCGCCTGTCGCTGCCGCAGAACCTTGCCACTGCCGCCGCGCCGGTCATATTCACCGCCATCCTCGACCGTGCCGGCGTCACCGCGGCGTTGGTGACCGGCGCCGTGCTCTCGGCAATCTCGCTGGTATTGGTGCTGATGCTGGTGAGGCTGGTGCGGCGGGCGAATGCGCGGACGGCGGAACCTAGTCCCGCTTCATGATCCTGTTCTTTCGCTCGCGATCCAGGTCGATGATGCGGCCGCGAATCTGCTCGAAGAATTCCTTCGGCAGCATGCCGTAATCCCAACGGCCTGGATCGTCCGGACGCGGTCTGAGGTCGTAGCCGGGCCACAGGAACCTGTTGAGTTCATCCAGCCGCAGCCAATGACGGCCATCGTCGAAGCCGAGGCTTTTGCAGATCGCAGCAGGTATTTCAAGCGAGGCCTTCGGATTGCCTTGACCAGGCGGCGAATGCGTCACCGGCGCCACGATCGTCTGGATCGCGCCTGCCTGGTTATAGGCGGCGACAACGATGGCGCAGGGACGATCCTTGCCCGCCTCCACTGAGCCGCGATCTTCCTCGCTGCTCCAGAGGAACGCGTAACGAATGACGAGACCCGGCTTCGGTTCCGGAAAGCTCACCTGGCAATCGAGCCGTATTCGGCGTCACGGATAGCAGAGAGTGTCTCCTCGTCCAGTTCACCGACAGTCAGGATCTCCCGTTCCTTGCGCTTCAGCGTCTCGTAATGGGCAAGCTCGCTGGCGGAGAGATAAGCGCCTACCACGCGCCCGTGACTGGTGACACTGATCACCTTGGCGCTGATCGCCTCGTCCTGATATCTTGCAAAATTGCGGGCGAATTCCGTCGCCGCAACGCGGAGGGGTTCAGTCATGAAGCTGCTCCTTGGCTCCACTTAAAATACGCAAAATGTGTAATTTACGCAAGCCTATTCCGTCACCGCCCGAAACCGCATCTCCGCCAGATAGAACTTCGTCTTCGGCTCCCGCCGCGTCCTTGTGCCCACTTGCAGCAGGTTCACCAGCACCGCGCCCTCCAGCGCCAGCGCCGCATCGTGCAGCAGGGCGTGCAGCAGGCCGGCGATCTCCTGTGCCTGCCGCCGTCCCTCGCCATCCGACCAGATTTCCAGAACCAGAAGATGTTCCTCGCCCGCCTCACTGGCGGTCGAAAAGTCCCGTGTCTCCAGCTCGCCGAACACCACGCACGGCAGCTTTGCCCGCGGCAGAAGCCGGTCACGGATGCCGCCCGTGCCGACGATCGCAGTCAGCGCCGCATCATTGGCAAGCGTCTGATGGATCGCCTGCAGAAGCGCGTTTCCCGCCGTCATCGGGTTTCCTCCTCGCATTGGCAGACGAGATAGCGCCGCGTCTCGTCCAGATCGTGCACCAGCTTCACCAGGAAGGTCCGCGCGCCCTTGCGAAACCGCTGGCCGGCTGAAATGCCATCGCGAAACCGTACCCAGATGCGGTGGCTGATGGTGCCGGTCTCTGCGGCCGCCTGTTCGGCTACCACGAACGAAACCGGCTCGATCCGTGCCCACAGCGAGAGCATCACCTCCCAGGCCACCGTCGCGCCGCCCTGCCCGTCCGGCACCGTCCGGGGCGCCTCGAGGTCGAGCCTTGCGGTCATCAGCCCCGGATCGAAGAACACGACCATCAGAGCCTCCGCATCCGAAAGGGCGCGATCAGCCGCTCGTAGCCGTCGGGGATGCCGGCCGGCTGGTCCTCCGGCGAAACGACGCCGCGAAAGGCGAACATGTGGCCGATATGGATCGACATCGCCCGCTTCAACGTATCCGGCACATCGGTGCCCGCCTCGCCGAAACCGGCCGAAAAGTCGATCTCGATGCCGTTGACCGATCTGCCCGGTGCCGGCGGGTGCCGCAGCCACAGCCGCGTCGGACGGCCCTTGCCGTCGAGCAGATGATCTTCCAGTGGAACTTCAAGCGCCGTGCCGTCAGCGTCGTAAACCGTAACGTTCTGAATCTCTTGCACCGGCGATCTCGAAATCCGGATCACCCCGTCCGCTGGCCAGCTGTCAAGATAGAGCCGCCAGGCCTGAGAGATCAGGCAAAGCCCGGTCTCCCGCTCCAGGTGTTCGCGGGCGGTGCTGATCAGCGAGGCCAGCAGCGCATCCTCATCGCTTCCATCGAGACGCAGATGCGCCTTCACCTCGGCAAGCGTCAGCGGCTCCGCGGAAGGCGGAGTGGTTTGGGCGTAGGTCATGGGGATCCTTCGAGAGCTTGGCCGACGCCGGCTCCGCATACTCCGTCATCCTCGGGCTCGACCCGAGGATCCAGGCCGAGCCCGATGGGTATCAATGCGGAGAGGCGCCACGCTAGAAAGGCTGGATCCTCGGGTCGAGCCCGAGGATGACGGAGGCCGAATTATGCCGCCGCAAACTTCACCACCTTGATCGCCTCGAAATTCTGCACCCCGCCGCCGACGCGCTTGGTGGTGTAGAAGAGCACATAAGTGCTAAACGCGGTTTACACTACTTTTTTTAAAGCGTTGCAGCGCAAGGGTTTTTGCTGCTTTCCGACGAAGGCTCCGGCCAATGTCGATTGGTTCTTAGGTCTTGATGAAGTAGTTCACGTTGACGTTCACCGGGCGCGTTTCAGTTGCCGTTCTCACCTGACGCGAACTATCCATCGAGACAGAAACTGATGTCGCCGTTCCGCTACCTCCGCCTCTGCTCCACGAATCCGTAGCGGCACCGCGAAAGAATGGACCCGTTGATGAACCGGCAAGGACACCACCAATCGAACCTGAGATCTGTTGCATCGCGTCAGTCTGCAATGATCCGAGTGCGCGCGCAGCATCCAAGCCACGCCCGTCATCAGAGCCACGCGCGAAGACGCCGCGAAGATCAGGAAGGTTGAACGTCGTGCCGTCACCCAAACCCCAATCGCTTCTAAGATAGGAATGTGTTCCAGACTGCGTGCCGGACGTGGAGACAAAAACGTCGGCTTGCTGGTTGGCCTGAGACGTTGCAAGTCTGAAGTTGTTCGCGTCGACCGAGATGACGAAATAGTCCGACGTAGTATTGAGGCCAGTCGGGAGCGCGCCGGTTGTGCTTAGTCGGAGCCGTTCGCCTCCTACAAAACCGTGAGCGGTCTTTGCAAACAGGGCCGACGCGATCGTCACCGTGAAGTCTTCCAGCGTGTAACCAGCATTCGTGACCAACGCATCGAATAGATCAGCATAGGTAGTTCTGCTCACCGCCGCGCCGTTGCACTTGAGCCAGCCCGTCGGCGGCGTTGACATCGCACCAATGACGATGAAACCAGCCGGAAATCCTGGGATTGCTGTAACCGCTGTTTTCACGAAGGCGGTTGTCGCAAGTTGAGTGCTATCGCTTTCGGCGGTTGCTGTTGGAGCGGTTGGAGTACCTGTCAGCGCAGGAGACGCTAGGTTCGCTTTGAGATCGAGAGCCGTTTGTTGAGGCGTCGATACGGGAAGCGCAGTTGCGTGATAACCATCGAGCAAATCTGCATCAAGCGTAGAGCCATCACCGTCATTGGCAGCGGTCCAAACGGTTGCACCGGCAAACTGCATATTGCCGGTCTCGGGAATATCTAGTTTCTGAGTTGCGACGCCGGCAGCATTGTAGGTTTGGATTGTAACGGCTGAACCGGCGATGTTAGCGGAAATCTGGCCACGGTTGATCGTGCCAGTCTTCTTGCGAAGGTAGATCTGTGGTGACGTGTCATCATCGACCGAGAGAATATCGCCGCTTATCGTTGTTGCAGACGTGAATGTTTTACCGGTCTGTGTCGTAGGTAGTCTTGCGTCAAGAATGTTGCCCGAGACACGACCGATTTCTGTAAAAGCAGGGTTCGTGATACGGAAGGCCGCGCCATCGTAGTGGGCAATGACGACCGTGCTGGCCTGAATATCACCGAGCAGCAGAGCCGAGCCATCTGGACGAAGCAGCGACTTCGCACCTTGAGCGTTGACGTTCAATGTTGCTGCACCAGCGCTCGTCACATGCGCCCAGAATACGAATTTCTTGCCTTTGGTGATCGGAGCGGGTGCTTGCGCGTAGGTCAGAACGTAAGCGGTCGAAGTGCCGGTGCTCGTGTAGATGGGATTGGATTGCACATAGTCGCGCTTGATGGCACCGCGAGTTGCACGAAGGATCGGAGCAACTGTGTTCGGCGCATAACTGCCCTGAATACCATCCGGGCTTGCGCTGTTATTCGACGGGTCAAGTTCTGACCACTTTGTATCTGAAATGTCTGCCATTGGCGTTTACCACCTTGTTTTTATTGTTTTTGTCGGTGCTCACGCTCTCGCGCTTACGTATTTACCGTTCCCATGCTTTTTCTTGGTAATTGATCTCGCGTAGGTACTCGTCGAGCGCAGTACGAGTGGCCGGATTGGCTGCCGTCTTGGCGAGCGAAGCGATGCCTTCGATGAACTTGCGAGTGCCGCCCTTTTCGACCGATGCTCGTGAGAAGCCTGCAAAGCGATTGACCACTTCAGGGTCAGCCAGCAACGCGGCCTGATAACGACGACCGCCCCAAGCAAGGGTTTTGCCTGCAATCGCTGTTGCTGCACCAGTTGGACCGGCGAACAACGCACCCAAGATCGTCGTGCGATCCAATGGGTTCATTTCTGCCAATGCCGACTGATGCGAAGCCGTGTTGGAGTGATTTGCTTTGCCCTGATACGGCTTCCAATTCTCAGCCACACGCGCAAGACGATCCATGTCCTGACGATACTGCGCACGGCTCGTGCCCTTGAACAGCGCGTCCTTGGCTTCCGGCGAAAGCCTGCTCCATTCGTTGAGCATGCGGGTCGGATTATAGACGCTCTCGCCTGCCTCGGTGACCTGACGGCCCATGCGAAGGACTGTGTTACCGGCGAGATCATCCCATGCTTCTTGTCCACCGGCCTTTTCGATTTGGCGGCGAATGGCCTGCAACCGAGTGCCACCCTTTGTGGACTGCGCAAGAACGTAGTCGTGCACCTTGTCCGGGGTCATCTTGAGGATCGGATCAATCGACTGCTTCTCATTGAAGATGCTGTCATCTGCGACACGACGACGGAACTGGTTGTTCGCCTTACGCCATGCCTGCAAAGCATCAGGACCAGCCGCACTAGCAGTGGCTTCCATGTCCTTGGTCAGAGCATCCGCAACGCTGTTGAGGCGGGTCTTGAGAACATCATCAGCGCCGGGGTCATTTGCAAGTTCTCGGATTGAAGTACGAGCCTGTTTGAGGGCGTTGAAATCAGCACCCTTGCCGACATCTTCGACAATCGCCGACGCCTGCCGAATAGCGGCATCGTAGGCTTTGCCCTGATTGAGTTCAGCGGACTTGCCGAGCAATTTGCGCTGACCTTGGAGGCGCTTCAGTTCCGCGCCGATATTGTCGCCGCTGGCCTTCACACCTTGCGTAAGTTGGGCGGTCTGGCCGTAGAGTTCATCGCTGCGGGCTGTAGCCGCTTCTTTGGCACGCTGGGCGTATCCTTGCAGTGCCTCGCCTAGTTCCTGCTTGCTCGCTGCTCCACGGCCTCCCGTGAGACCATCAACAACCCGCAAGTGCTCATCGCCTTGGGCATTGAAAGCCTGAGAGATGCGATCCTGAATTCGTTTGCCGGAATTGGTATTGGCAAGTGCGTGTTCTTTAGTCGCGATACGGGCATTGCCATTGACCATCCCTGCGGTCGGCTCAGCACCTATAGCGCGGAGATCCGTGGCGCGTTGAGCAGCCTTCGCCGCATCATCAGCACTGCCGACAATAGCGCGACGGCCAGCGTCGATCGCCATCCGAGCGCCCTTCGCAACGGCCATGCCTGCGCCTTCACCAGCCGCGTTCAATGCGAAGGTCTTAGCCGCGTCTGTCAATTGTTCCGAGCCGGTTCGTGTGTCCTCGTTGCCGAACAGGTAGTTTAGACCGCGCTGGACGCCTTCACGGCCTGCGACTGCGCCTGTGCCCGCACCAGCGATACCACCGGCAACACCACCAGCAGCCGTGCCGACTACAGGGACAGCCGAACCGACAGCAGCACCACCGATACCACCGCCGACAGCACCACCGATACCGCCACCGATTTCACCGATCTCAGGTGCGATGCTGGCAAAGTCACCGGCTGTGAGATTAAGTGGGTTCCAACTTTCACGATTGTACATGATGGTCTTACCCGTTTCGGGGTTGGTCATCATGAAGTTGCTGCCGTCTTTCGTTGGCTGCGCATCTGGATAGGTCTTGCGAAGCGCGACTAGTTTGTCCTCTGGCTTCTCAAGCGCACCAACTTCCATACGGACGTTCCATGGTGCTTCGCCTTCGGGATCGATATTGCTTTCATCTGGACCGACACGAACGTCATCGTCGGCATCCATCAGAGCAGCCAAGCCGGGGTCAACATCGCTGACAACCTCGTCCTGGTCCATGAGGGAGAACAACTCGTCTTCCGGCTTCTTCTTTAAAATGCTTCCACTACCAGCCATTAGATGAGCCTCCCGCCGCGATTACCGCGCTTCATCATCATTTGAAGCAGTTCCCACGGCTCCATTCCGTCAGTCCCGTCACCGCGCATTGGCGTCACGCCGCTAACCGCTCCGGTCAGTTGCACTGGCGCGTCCTGTGTGCGACCGCCTTTGGCAACCTGCTTGTTCATGCTGTCGGCGTTCTTGCCCATCATCTCACCGAGACCGCCGAGCAGTTTTCCGGTCTTAGCCGTGTCCATGCCGAAGATTTCATCCGGCAGGATTTTCGGGATGTCGATGAGTGGCTTGTCGGCTTTTGCCGTTTCGATCACGGGTGCTTCCGGCTTATCGACAGCGAGAAGCGAAGGGCCTTGTGCTCGTGCCTGAACCTGAGAAGGTGCGGCGGCGGCGATTTCTTCCGGCGTGCGACCAAGCAATTCCTGTGCAACACCAAGACGATTATCCCAGCCGTGACCAGCCGTTGGGTTTGCCCTGCTGTAGCCTTGTGGACGCTCGTACCCGATCATCGCAGCGGCAGCATCGTGCTCGTTCTGCGCGCTCATCAAGCGGTCGTAAGAGTATTTCTCTGGCCCCTGCATTTCGTGCATGACGAAATCCAGTTGCGTGTCACGGTCAGTAAAATCCGTGCCGCGCTCCGCTGCGAATGACTTCAGTGCTTTTGCACGGTCACCATTCCATTGGCCTTGCCCGATACTATCGGAGCCATCATGGCCATCGCCGGGATTGCGAGCCATTGGGTTCATCGTGCTCTCTTGGAAGAGATTGCCTACGATACCAGCGGCCTGATGCGGCTTGAGTTTGTATTTGTCCTGATAATATTTGAACGCGTAAAGCGCATCGTTATTCAATGCGGGTCTTGCCAATGTCTCACCTCGTCCCGTTGATCGGGCTTCTTGTGGTAGTTATTTCTTTTTCTTGATCTGCTTCGTGCGGGGATCGATGTACGACGCTCCCGACGGCAGTTTGTTGTAATCATCAACTGTCGTGACCGCAGCCGGTGGTGTTTCGACCGGGCGACTAGCCTTTCCATCGTCACCGATGTCCAGCAGGTTCGATTTCTTCTCAGGCCGCGTGTATTCGGGAACGGAAACACCACCGAGAACCGAACGCTCTCGCTTGAAGGTGTCGTTGTCGCCGGGATAAACGGTGTCGAGTTTGCTGTTATACGAGGTGATCAAGTCCTTGTTGCCGCGCTCCATGATATCGAGCAGGCGTGTGATGCTGGTCTCGTCCAGTTGGATAGAACCACCAGCAGCCTTTTCAGCGAACTCACGGTCACTGTTCGAAATGTTGGCCGAACCGACCGTCATCTTGAGCATTGCCGAAACTTGCGGAGCGATAGCCGAGCGGAAGGTTTCAGTGTTTGTGATCTTGTCCACGTCACCGATGCCCACGTATTGACCGATCTTTCGAAGGCCAAGCACATAGTCAGCACCAGCGCCGAACACGCCTCCGCTTTCGACCGCGTTGCGTGCCTCGTAGATGCCCTTCAAGCCGTTTTGCGCCTGACGTGCCTTCTCGTTCTCAGCAAGCATCGTGTCGAAGATCTGCTTATCCGAGCCGCCGCCATTGGTGATGTTTGTTGCACCCGCGCGCTTAAGGTCGATCCGTTCCTGACGGAATTTCGGGTCTTCAAGGCCAAACTCGTAGTCCTTGCGGTCGGTCGTGTACTGGCCAGCATCCTTGGCGCGGGATAGGTCTTCTGCCGATTGCGCAACGCCGGGAGCAAGTTCGTACCCATCAGGGCCGAGCAGCGCGCCGTTCTTACGCTGCTCGTCATCAAGCCGCTGAATACGTTCCATCAGCGCGTTTGCGGCTCCGAACTCGTTGTTGTCCAAGGCGAGTTTGTGAAACGCCTTCAACTGAGAGATGCTATATGCTTGATCGCTGTTGGTATCGATACCGAGCGCAGCGATGGCATCTTTGTTCGCCTGATCGCGCTGCAACTTGATCTGGTTCGCGCCGAGTTTCGCGTTGGTCAGACGTTCCTCAAGACCATCCTTGCGAGCGTCGCCATAGCCTTTTGCCGCTGCACCGATACCAGCGCCGAGGACAGAGCCGAAGTTCATTGGATCGCGGCTAGGTCCACCAGCCATCATAGCACCAGCACCACCTTGGATGAGAGCCATTGCGAGGGCTTGTCGTTTCTCGTCGTCTTGCGGAACGATGCCGTCGAGCAGGCCAAACATCGTTCGGTTCTTCTTCTCAGGTTCAGCAGGAGCCGAAGTGTCGAGCAGAGCGGGTGCAGGAGCCTGTGAAGGTTGATCAACGTTGAGCAGACCACTTTGAGCCTGCTCCTGCAGTTTCTTTTTGTCCTCGTCGGTCAGTGATTGCCACATGCTTAGGAAATCGAAGTTTGCCATTTACGCGGCCTCCACGAATGTATCGGTGATGATGTGTTTGCGACCGCCGATTTCAATAACCGCGTCTGGAATGATCTCTTCGACCTCTTGAGCCATTGGACCCACCCATGTGGTTTGCTCTGGATCGTCCTTGTAGGTGAACTCGTACATCGGGATTGTCGAACCATCGGCAACCGGCATAAAACCGATCTGACGGATGGTGCGCTTGGTGCGCTCGTCGCAAAGTGTGAGCAGCCCGAGAAGCGAACCCAAACCACCAGCAACCTGACCCGCCGTGTTCGAGTACACAGGGGTAGTCACGTTGTTGTAACCACCGCCGTTGACCATGTTGATCATGTCGGCGATATTTCTAATCGGTTGTGTCTGCTCGAAATCGTGCTTCTGAATGTCGGCGTTCAACACGTCCTGTGCGCGGGTATCTTGAATTGCGCCGATCTGGCCCAATTGCTGCGAAGGCAGGTAACCGTAACCGTAGGCATCGCCAGCCATGCCAGCCGCGCCCAACTGAGTGTTTGCAGCGGCGTTTGCATTTCCGGCCTGACTATTCGCTGCATCCAGTTGGAGTTTCGAGTTGTTCAAGCCGTTGTTGACGTCCTGATTGTGAATGTCGCTCTGCAAGCCCAATGCGGCCAACTGCTGTGCCTGCTGAGAATTGCTGGTGTTCGCCACGTTCGCATTTGCGGAAATCTGGTTTTGCTGGTCGCTGTTGTAGAAGTTTCCGACCTGCTGGTTCGCGTTCAACTGTGTCTGAATATCGGTGTTATACTGAGCACCGTACATGTCGGTTGCTGCTCGACCCATCGCTTCCGCTGCTGTCGATGTCGCGTTGTTCAACTGAGTTGCGAACGCATTCGAACCTGAACGACCCAGCATGTTCGCCTGACCGGAAATGCCCGGCATCGTGACGTTCTTCAACTGGTCGGCAATCTTGCCCTGCTGTGTTGCTACCATCTGGTCCAAGTATGGATTCTTACCGACGTTCGCGCCGGATGCCGTAGCCATGAGGTTCGACAACACCGGGTTCTTCGATGAAGCCAGATTGTTCGCCTGCTGCTGTTGCAAGCCCGCTCCTGCGTTCGTGAAATTACCTGCGTTGGCAACTTGGCCGGCTGCTGGATTCGTTCCAGCGGCTGTGCTTGTTTGCAAGCGCGAGAGTGTGTCTTGGGCCTGTGTGGGATTAGCCGAGCCGCCAGCAATATTGGCAACTGCGTTCTGCGCGTTGGTCAGCGCAGCCGTTCCTTGACCACCACGAGCAATCGCTTCCTGCTGCGCCATCGCGTCTTTTGTCGCTTTGGATTGATCCGCAACAGTGGACCCCTGATAATATTGCGGAGCGCCAGCCTCGAAGAGTTTGTCAGCCTTGTTGTAGTACTTCTGAAGAATTGGCTTTGCCGCATCCCATGGTTCTGTTTTTGTGGTGGTCTCTTTTGGCGTGCTACCCATTATGCAAGTCCTTTAAAATATATCGTTTCGTCGTCCCCTTTGTGGGTGGTGAAACCGAATGCTGTTGTGATGCGTGACCAACCGGCTCGGCCAATTCCGAGCACGCCTTCGCAGCCATGCGACCGCGCGTATTCCTCGACCGAGGGCAAACCGACTTCGAAGATTTCGAGCAATGCGCGGGACTTGTTGCCCGCTACGAGGAAGAAGCAGCACACGGACTTGCCTTGCCACTCCGTGAGCGATGTCACAGCGCAAGCGTTGTCAGTGGTCCAGAACTGGTAATCTCGATTGATCAGGCCAGCGTCGATTTGTTCAATCGTGTGGCCGTGGGAATGCTTGAGGGCTTCAATCAGTAGGCTACGATAACGATGATATTCGCGTGTGAATGTCTCGAAACTATCGTGCTTTGTGACTGCCATTACACTCCGTGAATTGCGTACCTAAACGTTCTAACTGTCGTGACTGCCTGACCAAACTTCGCTGTGAACGAGCCAGTCGTATACGTGACTGACCATGTTGCACCAATTGCGTTGTCGCTGTTTGGTGCAAGGGTCACAACGCTGTTTGGATTGACCTTTCCGTTCTGCACCGTGATTGTCGTTGCGTTCGGTGGAAGATCAAACTTGCCTGTGTTGTCGAACTGACGAACCAACTGATTTACAGTTGACTGAACCTGCTTCGCATTGGTCGCGTCATAGATTGATGGGATCGGCATTTAGTTGTCTCTTGGTTATCCCGTATTTAGCGGTAGCCAGCCGGATTTGCTTCAATTTGCAGGAGCGATGCCTGTGTCCACTCACCGTTCAGCAGCAATCGGAAACGGTGGAACCGGCTCTGCTTTCGGAAGTATGCGAAACCCTTGCGACCGCCTGCCGTTTTAATCGGGGTCCACTCAACTGTGTCGTTGGTCAGCGCGCGAGTTCCCACGCTGAGAGAGGCAGTCGCACCATTGCCCTCGTAGAATGGTCGAACGCCGATGACGGTTGTTCGATCACCCTGCGTCTGCGGGTTGATCATCCGAAGCGTGTTGATCAGGTGTTGCTCTTGCGTCTCGATTGTCGCTTGCAGCGTCGCACCGCCAAGGACGAGAATGTCGCCGGTAAGGCTTGCGCCCCAGAGCATTGGCTTACCACCGGCCCAAACTGCGCTATCCAAACTGACGGGGATATCATCGATCGTGCCGTAAACGTCGAGTTGGTCGATTGTCCAAGGAAGGCTCATCGCGTTGAAGATGATTTCGCTTGTCGCGTCTGCATCGGACCAACAACCGGTGTTGTAATTGTAGATGATGATCCGGTCAGGAGAGCCGTCTGTTGCGGCCTTGCTGCAATATTGCCAGTACACAAGCGAGGTGTCTGGATCAGCAGCAACGCTCATGCGGTGGGTTTTGCTCAGGTCGGCATCCGCGAGGAATGTCTTGTTGACCTTGCCGATACCGATGTTGGAGAAGTTGCCCTTTTCCATCTGGTAGAAACCATCATCGCTGAGGAAGAAGGTCTTACCGGCGACTGTGACCACGCTTTGCGGAACCGAACAGCCTTTGCCATTCCAAGCGGTGTCGAACTGGAAAACGTATTCGTCGCCTCTATAGGTGCCTTGGACAATGCCGCGCTGCATCAGCACCCAAACGTAATCGTCCGTGACAACACCAGTGATCGAGCCGAAGTCGTTGATATCTTGGAAGTCGCTTTGCGTGGCGACAGAGAAGTTGAAGTCGAACGGATTTCCATCTGCTGACCAGCGAATGCGGTTTGTCTTTGCGCCGTCAAATGGATCATAGGTATTCGCGAGGATCGCGAAATTCTTGAACACGCTGACATACCTGCCCTGCACGAGACTTGTCAGGTCAGCGAATTGCGTATCCACGTTCATGTCGATGAACTGCGGAGCATCGGTGTAGTTGGACATGATCACGGCGGAGCCATATTGGGCGCTGCGCCATTGCTCGGTGTCAGCGGTCGCGTATCCAGCAGCACGGCTCACGTCGAGCCATTGCCGGTTCGCTGGATTGACCTTGTAGAGTTTCGTTGCGCAACCGCCGTAGACCTTGGCGGTGCCCAAACTATCCTGCCCAACAGCCGTGCCCAAGGGACGTGAAGCCATCGAGGTAGCCGAATAGACGCTGGCGCGTTTCATCGGGCCATAGGTGACGCTGCCAGGTATCGAGCCGACACCCGGAGTGACGTTATGTGCGACTGTCACACCCGGATTGTTGAGGTCGGGAAGATCAGGGGTCCAAGGACCGAACACGCTATCAACGAGCATTAGGCCATACCTCCATCGAAGATGATGGTATTGCCGCTGTTAAACGCGCGACGGTGATCCGCATCGACAAGCGCGAGCGCCTTATCCAGCGCTGCTTGCTCAGATGCTTCCATGCGCGGATTGTCGAAATACTTGTAGCCCTGCACCAGCGATGCACGCAGGTATACGTTCGGGAATTTCGTCAGCAGCCAATTGGTCGGATTTGCATCGGACAGCGGTGTCAGGCTGCGGTAGTAGACTAGACGCACCGTGCGCGGCTCGTCCTGTTCGGGCACGATCTTGTAGGTGTTGCCGACTTGGTAATAGCCGATCTCATCAAAATTCAGAACGTCGCCGTAGATGCTGACACGCACGGCCATCTTGCCATCGACTTCAATAAGGCGTGCTTCGAGGAAGTCATCGGGCAGTTCGACCGCATTGGCTGTGCTCGTTAGGACGGCCTCAGTTTCCATGCGGTAGTGCTTGAGGATCACGTTCAATTCGACTTCGGCCAAGGCGATGAAATCGGCAATTGGCTCGTCAACACTGATTTCTTCGGCGTATTCGATGATCTTGGATTGGAGCGCGGCGTAATCGTTCAGGGCCATGTTAGAGCCTCAAACCGTTCACGCGGAACTTCTTGTAGTCGGGATCATTCAGGCGACGTGCCATTTCAACGTCGTCTTCTGTGATGCCTTCCTGTTCCCATGCGTAGTAGATGCTGGCCGGAATGCTCGCGACTTTTACGTTCGTGCCGAGTTTACCGGTCGCGCTGAACGCCTTTGCCTCTTCGGCATTTTGTTCAAGCAGGCTTTGGAAATTGCGGTGGTAAACGTCTTCGACAACGTGGTTGCCTTGACGTGTCCAGACTACGGTTTTGTTTGCGTCCTCATGTACGACTTTCGTTTCTCCGTCTTTCAGGAAGAAGTCGATGGTGAGGTCGAGAATATTGTCATTGTTCACGTTCGCCTCTTTGTTATTGTTTTTATCGGGCGATAAAATGAAGGGGCCAATTAGGCCCCTTCGTTAGTTCGATTAGACTGCTGCGGCCTGAACGTCTGCGATCTTACCGTTGCCGGTTTCGTCGCGTGCTTCCAGCGTAAGTTCCGCATGGATCATCTTGGCCTCATAGAGACCACCAGCAGGCAAGTCCTTCTTGGTGAATGTGGTGAGGTACGATGTAGCCCATGTGGATTCGTCCAAAAGCAGGACTGTACGGGTACGCATGATGAAGTTCGGCTTTACAATGTACTTGCCGAAGTCGCCTTCGTAGTAGTCAACCGCGTTAACGATTGTCTTCTTGTCAGCAGCCGTATTAACGGTTGTGCCGCCATTGAATGTGGACAACTTACGCTTCAGTGAACCACCGAGCATGATTGTCTTCGCACGACCACCCTGTTCCCAGATATCCTGGAAAGCGTCGTTGAGCATTGTTTCGGTGAATTCGCGCAGAGTACCGTCAACAACGTCAGCAACAACGTTTGTCGCTGGGTTATAGCCGCCGGTCACGCCGGTAGCACCGTGAGATGCGTTGGTCTTGATCCACGCTTCTGCACCAGCAAGTTCGCGAGTACCGGAAAGAACCGAACCCTGAGGACCAGTGATAGCCTTCTCGATGTCGCGCTTGATTTCCTTGGAGGCGTCCTTGATCTGCTCTGCCATGTGATCAACCTCGCCGACAGTGGAACTGTCTTCAACAGTCGTACTGACCGAACGTGTCTTAGCGAAGATCTGGCAAACGTTAGCCGCGCGTGCTGCGAGCGTGCTTGTAACTGCTGGAGCATCTGCGCCTTCAGCCTGTGCGTTTGCAGCCGCATCGTTCAACTTTTTAGAGAAGAACTCGCGAAGAATGTTTGTGGTCGAAGTCGTACCAATCGAACTCAGGAAAGGTGTTTCCTCACGGTCGATTGTGGAAACGGCATTATGCCACGACTGCTTAATTGTCTTTAGATCGGATGTTTTAACCGGGGCCATTTTTGGCTTCTCCTTAATTAATTATTCAAAAGGTCTTTGAAGATCGCCGTTGCATCGTCTTCCAACTTCGTCTTCTGATATCTGCGGATCGAGTTGGTCACGTGATCGCCGGCTGGCTTCTTTGAGGATGCAGATGTTGTAGGCGCGGCCATAACTGGCTTTGCTTCAACCGCCTTCACTGCCTTCGGAACTTGCTTTGCGATGTTCAAATGCTGCATCGCGTAGTATGCGAGTTTGATCAGCACCGGATTATCGATGCCTGCGATCATGTCCGCTGGAACGCCCTGTTCATTGAGGAACGTTTCAACAGCACCAAGATTTGTGTTGGCGTGCTTATCTCCGAACACTTCGGGCATTTCGTTGGCTAGAACTTCACGTGCTTCAATTTTACGTTGACGTGTTTGTTCGACCTCGAATTGCTTCTTCTGTTCATCGATCTGCGCTTTATAACCAGCAATCTCTTGGAGGCGTTTGATGCGCTTTTCCTGCTGCTTCTCCCACTGGAACTTCTTTTTCTGGGCTTCGTATGGGTCGTTTTCCCATTCCGCTTCCCAATTCGGTTCCGTGAGATCAAACTCTTGAGAAACGACCGTCATCAGGCCGTTGATCTGGTTTTCAAATGCGCTACGAATTTGATGCTTATCGACTTCCTGCACCATCCACTGTTTGCGGAGTGAGGCAATCTCTTGCATCTTCTTCGTGTAATCGGACTGACGTCTGTAGCCTTCCTTCAATTCCTTTACAGTGAACTTCTCGCCGTTGACGTCTACGAGTGTGTCATCTGGAATGGCGTTTGAAGTATCTGCCTGTTCGTCGTCCGCTGCATCTTCAGTTTCATCGCCTTCAACGCCTTCGGAGTCCTCATCAGGTTGTTCCGCGTCGTCTTCGATTTCATCTTCCGATGTTGAAGCATTTTGTGCTTCGGTAGTTTCAGTACGTTCAATATCGGTTGTAGCGTTTTCGCTGTCCAATAGTTGTTTGAATGTATCTGCTGCTGAATTGTTGTCAGTAGCCGATGCAGTTCCCATGTCGGGATTGTTGCTCGTTTCCACTTGTATGCCTTGGGTAATAGTTGATCGTGCAACTATTTAGTCAGGGCATTGAATTCTCTTGTCTTATGCCTCTGGAACGTCGTCGTTGGCGTAGTACTCGGCTTGCTCAACCCATTTGCTGAGTTGGCTCGTGCATAGGTTCCAGTTCAACATCTGCGCGTGCAGGATATCTCTGCTATGGGTGTCGTCTTGCGCTGTCTTCCACATTTGCTCACAGGCATTGCGCTTCAACGCGTCCATTGTCTCGATGAAGAACGGTGCTTCCAAAAGCAGTTTCGCGTTATTGCCGCGATTGATGATTTCCTCTTTTTTCAATTTAACTCCTTACATGCCCTGTGGCGGCATCTGCTGTTGTGGCGCTTGCATTGCTGCTACCTGCTGCGCTTGCGCTTGCTGAGCGGCCTGTGCTTCTGCCTGAGCGCGTTCCTGCGCTGCCTTTTGCGCCTGCTCGTTTGCAAGCATGGTCATTTCCAGATCGTTGCGCTGCTTGGCCGTCTCAGCCTCAACGCGGGCAATATCGACCTGGGCCGCGTACTTGGCCGTGATCTCGGCGCGCTTGAGTTCGAATTCCATTGCAGCCTTGTCCTTCTCGCGGTCATTGCGCATGGTCTCGATTGCAATCTCCAACTGACGATCTTTTTCCTTCTCGGCCATTGCTGCCTGAGCCTTGACCTGTTCGACTTCGACAAGCGGATTTGGTGGTGGTGGTTGTTTTGGTTGCGCCTCGGCCTGCTTCCGCGCGGTCTCAGGATCGATGAAATACAGCGATGGGTTCTTCTGTCCGAGAACGTCCAGAGTGCGAACGGCGCGGTTATAGGCGGTCTGCGGGTTGGATAGACCAAACTGCGCCATTTCACCCTGCAAGGCTTGAATCATCTGCATGTTTTGGATCGAGCCGAGTTTATCGGTCACTCCGAACGCAACATTGGTAGTGATGTCTAAATCCGAGTCCCACTCGTCAACGCGCATATTCTCGTATTTACCGGTCAAGCGGGTGATCAGTTTTGCGGCGTCATCTGCGTTGTTGCGGAGAAGGTCGATGATCACGCGGAATAGGTAGCGAATGCCGCTGGCTGCGAAAGTCTGGGCGATATGCTCGACGCGCATCTGCTGGCCGCTCATACGCTGGGTGCTTGCCGTGGCAGTTGTGTTCTGCAAATCCGCTGGGTTCACGCTCATCATGTTGCCGCCAGCGCCGGTCACGTTGTCCATGGTCTGGTCGATTTGTGCGATCAAGCCCATAGCAGCGGCACCAGCAAACTGAGGCTGGTTATATGAGATCGCATTTGCGGGATTGCCGTCGGTGCGGATCGTCTTACCCGGATACGGGTTGCGAAGGTCGTCCAAGTTGACTTCGTTTCGATTGACGAACACGAGGGGGTCAACGAACTTGTTGAAACTATCGTGCGTGTTTCGGATGAACTTTGACTTGATGTTCTGTTCCTGCCCAACGCGGTCAGCCATGCTTTGGCCGAACAGCGTGTTTGGCTCAGGGAATGGGACAAACGGCGCATACGGATAGAACTTGCGGACCTCTTGATGCGCAAGCATGACAGGCGCGTTCTCCAGATCACCACCAATCGTAATGCGGTAGTGGCGAGGCGTGTCGTCATCGATGGCGATCTTCGTGTAGATTTCGTAGACCGTCACCTTATCGCCGGTCTCGTCTACGCCTTGGTCAAAGTCTGTATTCTTGCTGCGCTCGACGGCCATCGGCGCATCGTCGTCACTGGCGAACGGGATTAGATCGACCTTCGCCTTGTCGAACTTCATGTCCAACAGGTCTTGCTTCGATACAAGACGCTTGTGGCCTTGCAAGTCCGCGCAAATGCCGCCGGTCTGAGGGTCAATGTGCGCGTTTTTGGAGACGATGAAGTCTTCCGGTGGAAGCGCACGGATGGGCATGGTGATATTCAGACGCTTGCGACGGATTTTAATGTCGCGAACCATCGGAGCGACCGGTCGCGAAAGCATTGCCATCTCAGGCGGCATTCCTGGCTGTGGTGGTGGAGCGGGAGCCGAATAGGCATCGCTGCGCTCTATGATTTCAAGTTTGCCGGCTTCTTCGTCGTTTACGAACTGAACCAGTTGCTCATCGGTGAGGCCCTTGATCAGTTCAGGGAGCATTTCCTCTTGCTCGGTTTTGAACTCGACCGTCGCAATACCTATACCGGTGATGATGCCGTTCGCGATCCAGTCTTCCATGATCATGCCGAACGAGTTTTTGACCGTGGCAATGTGGTTGACTACATCGTTCTGCTGCTCTGCCAGTGCCTCGTCTTCCGCCCCATTTGGCTCGAAACTGACGATCTGCTTTTGGCTGACCAGCAACTTGTAGAGATTGGATTTTAGCCAGTCCGTGCGCTCCTGAACGTCAGCGCTGACATACTTGGACTTGCCCGGTCGTAGCGGTTTGCCGTTCTTGTCGAGATCACCATCAAGAGGTTCGCGGCGATAACTGGAAAGACCAACGGCCTGCTTGTCTGCGATATTCGTAACGGAGACACCAACTGCGTCACGCACCATGACCGCGATACGATTGACTACAGCGGCCTCGTCAGCCTTCTTGTTCTTTTTTGCCATTTGGCCTTTCGCGGCAGTTGGTTCTGCCGTTGTTTTCTTCCTGGGAGTCCTGCTGATATTTATTCCAGCCAGCGCAAATCACGTTCATTGTTGAACTTGTCGAACGCGCGGCTCAGGCTGCTGTAACGTGTTGGACTGATGGCGAAGGTCAGGCACAGTGCGTCTGCGTAGTCGGGTGATGCACCCTTCAACCGCTTCTTCATCTCGTCTTTCTTTTCGATTTTGATCTTGCCGGTGTCGCTCGTGTAGGTTGGCGTGACCAACTCTTTGATCAGGTCGGGATGATCAGGGATCGATACGTTCTGATTTCGGAACCATTCCGCGGCTTCCCACCACAACTGGTCACGCAGGCGGCTGTAAAAGTGCGGCTTCCGCGTTGGTGAAGTACCGACATTCACGAACCTGACCGGCAAGCCCATCATACGGAGATTGCCAGCCAAACCTTCGCCCAAGCCATTGCTGTCTACGCAAATGAATTCGGGACGTTGTTCGGGAGGGGTTCGCTCAAATTCCAAGCGGATCGCGATAGACAACTGGGCAGGATCGAGACCGCGCCATGTCTTTGGCATTTCGGCGACGACAGTATCCTGTCGCTTGATCAACACGCTATTGTCGGAGTTGTCGCCGGAACCAGCAGCATCGACACCCCAGATGTGCGGTGTACCAATCGCGGGAACGGCCGTTGCGTTGTTGACCGCCTTCTCGACCATCCAACGCGGAATTAGTCCATCACCGTCGTTCTCTGGAAATTCACCGAGAACCATTGTTCGGTAGAGACGCGAATCTACACCACCGAATTCAAGCGCCTTTGCATCTAGGTCGGCTTGCGTGACGTGAGGTGCATCCGTCATCTTGCCGTGAATCTTCGTCCACAGCGGCGCAATTGATCCGTTCCATGTCTCCCAGAAGTACCCGCTGTTCTTCGATGGATTCGAGATCAAGCAAAGTTTCGGATTGGGGTCGGAAAGGATGTTCGTCAGCGCGTCGGTGTAAATGATATCATCGACACCATCAGCCTCGTCTACGAAAACGAAGTTGTTGATCTGGTGGATACCACGAGCCGCTGCGGTGTTATCCTTGTTGACGAGGCGATAACTGGCGAAGCACGAAGTCTCTTTGCCAATACTCCACGCTCGAAACGAGTTCATATCGAACTGCGACTTCCAAGCGGCGTCCATCTTATCGTGGAGGTTTTTCAGTTCCTTCCAGACGTTGTCGCGAAGGTTTGCTTCTGTTGGTCCGAATACAGTTACCTGCACGTCGGCAAACGTTACCAGTGCCCACCAGATGAGGATTGCGAGGGAGCGCGTCTTGCCGAAGCCAACACCACCTTTAAAGGTGATGCGCTTGTTGTCGCGAAAGGCGTTGCAGAATTCCAACTGCTTGGGTCGAAGCGCCTGTTCGTCGCCCCATAGGTCCACGACGAACGCTGCAATGTCATTTTGATAAAGTTTGAGGAGTGGCGCTAATTGCGCTTCTTGTTGTTGTGTAAGTTGCATGTACCACCGATTGCTATCGGCGGTATTTATCTTCCAGCACGTTCCTGCTGCTTCAAATGAAAAAGCCCCGTTTCCGGGGCTCTTATCCTACTTTGTTGCTGCTTTTTTACCGCTACCTTTAGGCTTCGCTGTTGCTGTCTCTTTAACAGTCGCTGTGTCCGCTTCAACCTTGGCCGCCTGAATTGCCTTCTGGAACTCGCGATCCGTATCAGCAAGCGTTAGCGCGCCTTCGAACAGCACCTTCGCTTCTTCAAGATCGTTGACCTGCCAGTACTTTGCTCCGTCCAATTCGATGGGCTTCTTGCCCAACTGCAAACGATAGCCACCTCCGTAGGACTTGAACCAGTTGGTCGCCGCTGTGCCTTTAGCACTACCCGGCTTCTTCATTTCCTGATCCATCTTTTTGATTTGCGTCTGAACTGACGCCTTGAACAGCGTAATTGGGTCACGTTGACCGCGTGCTGGTGCCTCTGCTCGCTTCGCCGCGAACATGGCTCTGATTTCATCACTCATATTGTTCTCCTTTTCGGTTTGATGATGGTTTTGATGACCCCGAGTTAAATACTTGTGAATGGTTGATATTGCGCACGGCGCGGGGAATGCAAATGAAAATTGAATACGAAGTCGCAGGCGGTCATCGTCGCGGTGATATGGAGAACTTCATCGCTGCTAATCCAGCGCTGGATACTGAGATTGCTCAACGCACGTGGATTGAACAGCGCTTCGGCAAGTGGATCACAGACAACATCACCGAGAACTTTAGCATCTACGAAACGACGCCTTTGGGCTTCCGCGTGGACTTTCCTCAGAACGCTGATGCTCTCGCATTCCTGCGCAAGTTGGGTGGTCGTTCGTTGGAGACCGAATGAAAATCCCGAGACTAAAATCAACAAAGCCAGACGACAAACGAAAGATCGTCACACCGGAACGGAAAGAGGCACTGAAAAACATGGGATGGAAAAAGGGCCAGAGCGGCAACATCAAGGGTAGACCACCTGAACTAGCCGAAATCAAGGAAGCCGTGCAGATGAACGCGCTGGACGCCGTTGAGGTAATGCGGGAGTTGATGATGAGTAGCGAGAACGCAGCGACACGCCAACGAGCCGCCGCTTATTTCATCGACCCGTTCGTCAGCAAGGCCGCGCAGAAGGTGGATGTTGACGTGACCGTTACGCCGATGGGCGAATTTCTCGCACGTATCGCCAAGACACGCGGTGCGGTGATCGAAGCGGATTACGTTGAAACCCTACCCGCTCCAAAGGACCAGGACGACACATAGGAGTTCGGGACTAAAAATTCGCGAAAGGAACGTCGGTTTTAGATTGCTTCATAATTATGAAGATCCCTCCGCCCGGTGCGATATTTAGCACGCCAAACGAAGTCTATAATTTACCACGCCCCTTCACCTCGTATCAACGACCGTCCGCTAGAACGGGTCTGTCGGAAAGAGAAATCGATCAGACAGTTCTTTGAAGTTGATGTTCGTGTACGAGGGTGCCGCTTCGGCGGATTTCCTATGCCTTTAACCAGTCCAGTCGCCGCCCGTCGTGGGGCAAGGTTTCGACCGCGTTAGGAAGGGTCTAACTCGCTTTTGCCGAGCCGATACGCTGCAATGATCCATGATCAACATACCGTCACTTCGGTGGCACGCCCCGATCATGGGGATAACAGTGGAAGAAAAGGTGTACACAATGGATAACTCTTCGAACTCAGGTTCTATGTCAGTTGCAGAATGGGCTAAGGCCCCGGAAAGCATCATGCCGGCTGCGGACATTTTGTCCAGGCAGTCGGGCGTTTTGGAAAGTCACCTCAAACAGGTGAATATGACTTCCTCGCAGATCATCATCAATCTGGTGGTGATGGCGAAGAAGATCATGGAGAGCGATGATCTCTCTAAGGAGATGGTCGAACTCGCTACGACGCGGAAAATCACCCTCCCCAAGGGTTTCGACTTGTCGAAGCCGACGGTGGACGGTGTGAACCCCATGCTGCCATTCACTCGATTGTTTGTCGGCTCGACCGACGCAACCGGTGAATGGGTACCGAACGAGTATTCGTTCAAGAACTTTCCGGGTGCGATGCGGCACCTTTACAAGTCGGCTGAAGCCGATGTTCACGGACTAACCACTGTCCTTGAAAACCTTACTGCTGATGCAGGAAAGGGAAAGGTTGTTCGTGGTATCGAAGCGGCCAAGTTGAAGGACCGTGCGGTAAACGCCAAGCCCCGCAAAGGGAATGGCGCTGTCCGCAACTACATTCCGCTTGCTGTATCCAAAGTAAAGCCGGTTGCAGTTTTCACTGCTCCCCCAGAACTCGTTCCTGTGAACGAAGACGGGTATGCTCTGGTCACTGTCGTTCAGGTGGGACCGGGCAAGTATGGCTTTTGCTTCGGAACGGCTGAGAATGCTGACATCACTTCGCTGATTGCAGATGGCTACGAGTTCCACAAGGAACGCCTTGCCGCTGCAAAAGCGCAGGTGACGGTGTCCATGGACAAGGTCGCATCTAAGAAGTCAACGTCCACGGCGGCTGTTTGAACCAACAAAAAGGGTGGAGATCTTCGGGTCTCCACCCTTTCTAGTTTTTGGAAAGAAACCCATGTCGAAAATATCTGCGCTCACCCGGCAACAGATCCTCGCAGACATCGAACACCTGAAAGAAGACGCGAGTTTCAAACTCAGCGCAAGTGACATGAGCGCGTATCTCGGGCGCTCATATCGCGAATATGAAGACGCACTTGCTAACCGCGAGCAATTCAACCCCCTCGACGCTTTGAGCGCGTTCGGGCGCAATTATGCTGACAGAACCGCTGATCTTATGAAGCGGATCACGTTCGCATTGAACGCAAATCGCATCACGACTGAAGAGACTGAGACGGAAAAACAGAAAGAGCGCCGCTATGCCTTCATGAGCGAGGCGGAACAACTTCTGCAGGTTTATCACAGCGAGTTCGTGTTCGATGCCGATATGGATATCCCACAGCAATGGCTTGCGGATGCAGCGTATCTTAAAAGTTATCACGACGAGCCAATTGGCTTTCGGTTCTACAACGCCTATCGCGCTTTAGAAGGCTACGAAGTCTATCTCTGCGAACGTGCCGAAGATAACCAAATCAATCAAGCGAACACTCTCAATCGATTACAACAGGTTTGGTTGACACGGCTACTCGGAACCGAACCTCCTACGAATGAAGCACAATCGAACGTTATATTGAAAAACCGTATCGCGAAAATGCAACAGTACAGGGGTGGATTCTAATGCGTGAAGCACGTGCCGAATTCATAAAGGCGATGGATACCGTTAAGAGCATTCAAGCAATGGGCATTGACGATTTCTTTCAAGGTTATCAAATCAACGTCAGGTTAATCACAGACGAGGATCAGAACAGCATTCGGCAGACCTACGAAGCCGGAGGACATTTCCAATCTACTCATATGGTAACGGCTGGCAGTAAACGTATGCGTTTGATACGCCGTGATCTAGGGGCGGCATATAGTCGAATGCTAGGAAATCAATTTATTGGTATCCTTGAAAAAAAGCAGCACGACGATCTAGTTAAACTTGTGGGTCAGGACAAGAGTTTCGAACTACCCGCACAAACCGACCTCTGTTACATCGATGCGTATTGGACGAATGCGCCTAATGACAAGCGCGTAAACCCATACAACTGGCAAAATTTCAATCACGCCCGTAATCAGATTTTTATCGGTATCATGACTAACGACGAGGCGTTTGAACTGAAGTTGAACTTGCCGCTGGATATGTTCTAAGCAGTGAGCGAGGAACTGAAACATTGCGGAAATCGTATCAGTAGGATGGCAGGGTATATAGATTTTTGTAGGCACCCATAGGGGGGGATGCACATCGTACGCACCGGGTCCTTAGGAGGCTCTTCCAGCGCGTTCAGCCCTTCCGCACATGCTGATGCATTTAACCCCACGACCGCAGCGGAAGAGCATCTGTGCGTCTCTCCTGCTGCTTCTCGCAGTTAGCCGCGCTTGCAGCCAGGCCAAGCATGAGGGCATGGAAAAGCCCCAGCAGTAGCGGGAAACTGCTGAGGCTATTGATCGCAACCATCGGAAATTAAGAGGCCCTAATCTCTTAAATTTCACACGCTCGAAAGGAGATTAAAACCATCAGCGCGTTCTATTTAGCAGCCATGGAAAAGCCCGGCCGTTTCCGACCGGGCTCCATTCGGATTGCGCAATCCGATTAGTGTTTATTTGGCCTTCTTCGCCTTGCTCTTAGCGCGTCCGACCTTCAACCGTTCCGACCGCTCCATGCTATGCAGGGCAATCGTATCCTGCAGTTTTTTATCCGCTGCGATCACATCCTTCGCCGCCTTCAGCACCTCGACCACCACATCGAGATCAGCAGCCTTGAACAGTTTGCTACCAGCGATTTCGAAACCGTTGCGACCGATGCGGACAACGTATCCGGCACCATCCTTGCGGAACCACAGCGACCGCGTATTGATCGTCTTGCCATCCTTCACTTGACCCGCATATGCGATCTGCGCATCGATCTTGCTGTTGAAGATCTCCAGCGGATTACGACCACCTACAGCACCAGTCGTTGCAGCGGCCTTGAGCAGTTCAATTGCGTTTGCCATTATGTAGTTTCCTTCGATCTACCGAAAGCACCGTTGCTTCCGTGCTCTCTTCCTGTTTCCATCGAGTAAGTAGGGCAACCGAAGAAGTGATTGATTTGGCATTCTTTTTCCGCAACTGCTAATGCAAGGAGTTGCCGTGCAAACGGATCATCCATGGGCACTTCTACCGCATGGATGAGTTGATCAGCGTATTGTTGTGTTAGTTCACTCATTGCTTCGTCCTCCGTTAGTCGGTGGACGTATTGCCGTTGATGCGTGAGAGCAACCGAACGATTTGACCCGTACCCCATAGACCGCCCTTAGATGTCCGTACGCCGCGTTCATTAAGAGCACGCGCCAACGCTGCTGGTGTATCAGTGCCGCTGTTGATGAGCATCTGGATCTCTTTGTAGAGCGATCTCGCAAAGGTGTTTGCTTCATCTACTCGCGCAGCGTTTGTTCCCCACTCTTGACCACGTGCCCGCTTTGCAGCGATTGCCACTTTAGTCCGCTCCGCAATCATCTCGCGTTCCTTCTCCGCAACTGCTGCCATTATGTGGAACTGAAAGTTATCCGCATGTGGCATGTCACATGCTTTGATCGGAACGTTCCGCTTGAGCAATCCACTGATGAAGTGAACGTCACGTGATAGCCGGTCTAGTTTGGCAATAACCAACACTGCTTTGTTCTTTGCAGCGTCTTCTAGTGCGGCTTCTAGTTGGGGTCTGTCATCGCGCTTGCCGCTCTCAACCTCAGTGTATTCGGCAATGATCGGATGCGAACCAGCGAACAGTTTCACGGCTGCTTGTTGGGCTTCAAGTCCGAGACCTGATTGTCCCTGCTTCTGTGTGGAAACTCGATAGTATGCGACGTATTGCATAATGACCTCAGACGTTGAACGTGCGTTCTTTGTCTGCTGCCGAAAAGATTAAAGGGCGAGTGAAAAGATCGGTTGCCCTTTGATGCAAAAGGACAAGAATGTCTCGCCCTTCATGCTGATGTTGTCAGAGCGGAATTATCCGCACCGGGACGAGCGCGGACGCGATGGACGTGTTTATTATGTGAAGTCTGCTGGGCACAGTTATGTCGCGGATGATCCCCTATTAAATGGTTGATCTTTCATCCTTTGACTTTTTCTTCGACCGCACTTTTTCCAATTCCTTCTGGCTAAGTACGAAAGGCCGTTTGTTGCTCCAAGTCACACCGAGGGGTTTGTTTTGATCAGGATCATTGCCGATGAGGTTCAGCCTATTCGCTAGTGTCGCCCCCAGGAACGATACCAGCATTTGATATTGGTCCTTTGTTGGAATCCCGGAAATGCCTTGCAAACGATGGTTGAAGTTCTCGAGTTTTGTTTTAACCGAGGCCGTTTCAAGAGGTGCGCTTAGGCTATGCGCAAAATCGTTTCGGATGTCCTTCAACAGAAGAAGCGCATCTAACTCCTCTTGGTCGATCAAACCAACTGCATATGCTGTCGACACTTTGGATGCGAATGTTCCCAATGGACTATTGAAGTCTTTGAACATCGCTTCGGTTGATTTTCCCGGCACAAGATAAAACTTTAGAAGACGGGTAAGTATATCTTCGATGACTGCCCCGTGTACCAATGCCATACCGCGAGGGGTTTCTCCTTTGACGCTGTCCTCGAACGCGCGCCACATTTCCTCAAGGTCCATGTCCCAAGACTTTGCCTTTCCCATGCACTCTCCCTGCTTTTGGCTATTGAACTACGATCTATTCATGGAGTCATTGCGAGTTCCAGTAGTAGTTTCGGAGCATTGACCCTACCCTTCCTATTGCAAGCCATATAACTGACCCAACAAGCAATATGACCCAACATCCCACTACAACTTGTTTTGCGAACTCACCTTCTGTGTACTGATTTGAACCGCGATTAATGAGAACACCGAGCGCGACAAAATAAAACGCAGCGAAACCAATCGCGATAATCTTGACGCGGAAACAAGACATCTTCCTCCACGCGCGATACCGTGCAACATAGTGTCCTCGCAACTCTTCTAGCCACTGTTCTCGCGAGGGTAATCTGTTCGCCTCGAACTCCTGCACCGCATATTTCGCCAGTTCCTCCGGCGTTGGTATAACAAGGTAACGGGGCTTGAAGAAGTACGTCCGAACCTCTTGTGGTAGGTTTGCTAAGAAGCGAGTTGCTTTGACTAACGCCGCAATTACGGCGAATACCGCTATCAGGCTTGTCGAAACTGCCGCTGCCGTCGTGAGGTTTGTGACGAACGTTTCCACTGGCTATCCCGTCCCACGGTCAGTTGTATCCGTAATAGCCAAGCAAGGCCGACTGTATTAAAGCGCCACCAGCGCCAAGGCCAATGCTCCATGCACCAGATGCCGCCTTGCTCATCATATTGCCGATCCAAGTCTTGACCTTGGGGCCGAACTTCTTTGGATCATCGAGCGTGGGTTCCTCATCAAGCACGGCTTCCAATTCGAGGATGTCTGCTTCCTCAACGCTATGCTTCTGCAACTCTTGGCGGAGTTCGTTCTTATTCCCTTTATTGACGGTGATTGTGATCGTCGCACCCGTATTGTTGCCTACGGCTCCAGCGTTATCGCCGTGGATCGTCGTATTGTAGATTTGGGTCACTTTCTTCTCCACATCAGGCATCTTCATCGTTAAACCGTCCACTTCACCAGCGCCCGGGTAGGTCTTCTTAAGTTTGAGCACGAAATCAAGAACTCGGCTTCTAACCGCATCAATGATGCCGAGAACTTGTGATGCCGACACCTCGCCCCAAAACCGCGTCAAACTAACGCTGGGTTCGTACAATTTGCCCTGCATAAGGAGAATGTAGTTGTCGAGGTTGATCGACATATTGCCATTACTCGCCTTGATTTCTTCCGTATTGATCGTGCCGATTGCTTGTCGGCAATCGAAGATTTGGAAGTCGTCATCTTTTACGATTTGACAGACAAGGTAAGGCGGCACCGCTTGGCGGGTCATCTGCCAGCGGGCGTTTGCGCCGTTGACCTTGAAGTTGATCGAGAACTTTCGATAAGCGGGAACCTCAACCTCATTCGGATACCCGTGCAATTCGTGCCGGACCCAGTCCTCAAGCAAGTCGCTGTCCAGATTTGAAGCCAGCACCATCACTTTGCGAAGTAGGGTCGATACCGGGACATCATCCGACAACGCGTCGTTTTGTATCTCTGCTAAGAGGCCCAATCAAAACTCCCATACTTGCTAGGTAGAAAACCCGGCGGCAATCTATACCATTGCGAGTGATTCTCCGAGGGGCATTCAATTGACAAACGATGTTAGAAACCTGCTTTTAGTTCCCGCCGCGCTCCTAGTGCTGGCCATACTTCCCCTGCCCTATACCTTTTACGCGTTCCTACGCATGGTCGTCTGCTTGTCGGCGGCTTGGCTGGCTTTCATCCAGTGGGATACGAACAAGGGAATGACTGGCTGGGCGTACATCTGGGTTTGCATGGCCGTGCTATTCAACCCGCTCATCCCGGTCCATCTTGCTCGGGGTATCTGGTTCTTCCTTGATCTGGCTGGCGCTGCCGTGTTTGCCTATTATTGGCGGCTCGGCAAAGACGCTCCTATCGCCAAGCCTTGATAGCGACGGCCTTTGAGAACCCCTCATATTTGCCAGTTCCCCCATGACTGTGGGCCGCTATACCTATGCGGGTGATTCTCCGAGGGGGATGGAATGGAATTAGTTGTGTTCGGGTTTCAGATCGTACCTGGCCGTGATGAGCCGCTTGCATTCGCTGCTTCCATCGAGGAATGCCAGCGCAATGCCTTATCCGAGCGGGAAGAACTTCGGAGGAATGACCCGGATATCGATCCGCTCGGGGCTATGGCGATTTACCGGCTCACCTTGCGCTTGCCTGATATTGATGGGCTTATCGACGTGCTGAACGAGAACGTTAGCCTGCTCGATGCTATCGTTGTTGATCGCCGGCTCGTTGCCGTGGTTGCCGATTAAGGGAGGATCAAATGCTTACTTTAAGAGGCACCTGTAGGTGTGGCAAACGTCTCAGCGAAGGCATCTCATCGCGTTCGATAATGCTCAATCATTTCGACGCGAACAACCAAGCCATTGTGCATTTCAAGTGTCCTGCCTGCTACGTTGATATTCCTGTTCACATCACTACCGACGACCAGAAATGGAACTACGAGGCATCCTGTCACGAGGGCGGCTCCTTCGAACTCATCAAAGACATCGACCTTGAAGACCTTTTCACCGAGGGTGACGTTTCCGGGTACATCAACGACGTTGTAGCGAAACAGCCTGAACGGGTATTCCTTGCCGCTCTAGAGGATCTCGACGTGGTGCGTGATCTGGCGAAGACCAGTCGCTTTGGTTCTGAAACCTTCAATAGAATGGTCTTTAGCCAGCACTTTGCGATATTCGAGACTTATCTGTCCGACCGGCTCATTCGCATCGTGGAGGAAGATAGACGGGCATTAAAGGCGATCATCAGCACATTTCGAGAGTTGAAGGACGCGTCTATTCCATTCCTCGATGTGTTCGATGCCGTTGAAGTCGTGCGCAATCGCGTGATCACCGGCCTATCGAAACTTCTCTACCACAACTTCGGCAAGGTGAACCCGCTCTACAAAGAGGTGTTTGGCTGCAATATATTCGCCGATGAGAAAGATCGAGAGTTCATGATGCAGCAGGTCGAAATCCGGCACGATTGCGTCCATAGAAACGGGAAATCGGCGGCGGGAGTTGCCCATGTCATTTCCGACAATCACATCGATTCGTTACGCCATGCCATTTTGCGGGCGCATCACAATATTGAAGTCGCATATGAGGAAAAATACTATGTGACCGAGGCCTACTAGAGACAGAGTTTGAACAGCATCGCATCGGCCTTGGTCTTGAACTCAACATCTGCGCCGTAACGATCGCCACGCGCTGTGATCTCTCTGAGGTTCAGCCATGCGTTGCCTTCGATCAGCCGATAGACATGCAGCGCGACAACGGCTTGCCTTAGCCGTTCCTGTGCGGCGATGATGAAATTCTCGTTCTCATTCTTTCCCGCGTATGCCTCGTTGACCTTGATGCCGCTGGGCAGCACGAAGGCGCTCAGGCAAAGGTATTGCTCGTCGTAGAGCACCGCGTCCTTGTCGACTTCCACGAACAGCGTGTGGGGCTTGCTCATGCTTCACCTCCATGGGCGAGTTTGAACAGCAATGCCTCATCTCGGTTTTCGAACATGAAATAGTGGGCGTTTCCGCTTGATGCGCTCAGCGGCTTCACTTTGCCTTTGGTATTAGACCTGATCCATTCTACGGCGGCGATCATTTCGGGCTGATATTTTGAAAGGATGTATGAGACGTGTGACGCCCGTGAAGCAGGATCGACCTTCATGTTCGAAGGTAAAATCCCGGATGTCAGGCAATCGATCAGGACAAAATGTTCTGCGACATCTGATTTAACGAAGGTCCAGGTTGCCGCGTCATCTTCGCCTACGATGACGGCTAGGTCTTTTGCTACATTGGTCGCAACTGCTGCAATAAGTTCCTCTGGGTCAGTTGAAATCACCGAGCCAGATGCAGAGGTGCAGATGTACACGTCACCCTTCTTGTCGATGTTTAGTGGGGTGTGTGAGATTGTGGTGGCCATAACTGAAACTCCTGTTGTTTCAGTTATTTATCTTCTGGTTCGTCCTTGGTGACTTCTGCCAGCGCGTCGAGCGTAGGTGTTGTGGGGAGTTTAGGGTTTGCAGCCCAACGCTGCGCCAGTTTCACCAAACCTTCAGCCAGCGACAGGCCGATGATGCCGATTGCGAAGGCCATCGCATTGTTCGTGGAGATATCTGCCATGTCGAACTGCGCCCACTTGCCGATCAGCGGCGTCAGGTAGACCGCACAGAGGGTGCCGACGAGACTACCGCTGACGACTTCCCACGTGAGCCGCTTGCCCTGCACGATCATCCTTGCAAAGCCTCCGGCGAGACCCGCGAGCAAGTGTGATGGATTGATTCCGATGGAGACGAGAAAAGCGGCGATAGTTTCGATCATTGGTCTGCCCTACTGGTGACCAACACGTATTGGTCTTCTCCAGTATTTAATTGGGCCAGCCCATCAGAGGCTTCTTATCCCGCCGTGTGTGTTCTGGGGATATCCATCAGTTGTTCGCTGCGCGTTCCCGACATGTTGATTTTTGCTAGATGAAAACCTGAGCCATCCGAACAAAAAGAGACCCGACTAAAAGCCGGGTCTATGTAGGAGACAAACCGCATCTCCTGGGAGGGAACAACTCGAACTTACATGCAATCCTCTGGCTGTGGAACCAGCGCGCTTATAATAACCTCTGGTGTGTCTTTTAGGCCTGCTTCCACTTGATGCCGTTGGCGTCACACCAGTCCGCATAAGTGGTCTTGCTGCCCTTGTTGATGGGTGTGTCCGGCTTCTGGAATGCCAGCGTGACCGTCCAATCCGGGTACTGCTTGCGGAAAGCCTTATGCTTCTGCCGGTCTTCCGCCGTGAACCGGCCTTTGACTTCGATGATCTCTTTTGCCGTCTCATCGACAAAATCCGGCAGGTAATGCCGGGTGATCTGGAATGGGAAACGACGAGGCTCATACTGGAAACTTGCCGGGAGCGTCTTTGCGACCTTCGCCTCTAGGCGATTTCGATAGCCGCTCATGGTGTCTGAAACAGTCGGAGTTCAGCAGCACGGCGCTTGACGAGACCAGCCAGGACTTTGCCACCGGCTTTATTCCATTGCGGCCAACTCACCGCTACTCCGTTGAGATCGCCAGCGTTGAGCCGCTTCAGCAGCGTGGACTTGGAGAAATTGCCCTCACCCAAGTTGTAGGTGAAACTGACCAGCGCGCCGCGTTGGTTTTCCGTGAGTGGGACTTTGACGAGCCGGTCAACGGCGGCTTCGAACTGCTGGACATCTTCTCGGAGAAGTCGCTCGGCTTCCGCTAGCGTGATTGTCTTCTTGCCTACATCAGCACGTGAGATGCCCTTGGTCGTGCCGTAGCCAATCGTGGGCACGTTTGCGGGGCATAGGTATGCGGTGAGTTCGAGTCCTTCGAAGGACTTGATGAGGTCTAGGGATGCTTTATTGATTGCCATCCCGTATTTACCAAAGCGGTAAAACCGCATCTGGCAAAGGGACTGCACTAATGACCGATGATCAGTTCAACGAGATGATGGCTGCATTAAACGGCAACAGAAAACGCTTGGACTGGATCTACACGCTAGTCCTCCTGATATTCATGATGACGTTCTTCTACCCATACATTTTGATGCCGGGGCTGAAATACCTTGGCCTCTCACCGGCATGAAAAAGCCCCGCTGCGAACGGGGCTTTCGGAGTGAGCGCTAGTGAACGAAGCTTCGCTCAGTTGAACATTCGAGCGATGTCTTCCCATGTGTCGCTGTTGGTGGTCGATAACCGCAACTTGAACGCGGTTGCCCATTTGGCTTCCTTGAATGGCAGGACCATAAACTCCTTGTCGAACCAAGCGCCCTCGGAACCGAAGCCGATATAGAACGGCATTCCGATCACCATCCGCTTCTTGTTGTTCCAACCGGCTAGATTGCCGGTGAATTCAGCGGCACCGGCTGATGCTGGCCAACCGTCGAAGAACGCGGTTCTCTCGTCCGAACCTTCTGCGTGCAAACGATAGACGAGACAGTTTAGATCGCTCTCATCCACTATGACCGTATCGATGATCTTCCGTGTCTGCGCTATGACTTCTCGGTTGAAGAAGCGATAGGGCGTCGCAACATGAATATCGAGGGACGCGATATTTGTCCGTCCTGCGTTCATCGCTCTGCGATACGCAAGCCGAAAGTCGTCAACCTCATCTGCTTCACGGAGGAACTGTTCAAACTCCGCCTTAAAGTCCGCGATTGATACCTGTTGTTCAAACATTATGAAACTCCTTAACTATATGACTCTCCAGCGTTATTGCCAATGGCTACCATGTTCAACCTAAGACTTGGTATCCTTCGCCACGTTCTATTTATTATCTATCCTCAGATACGCGCTCATATGCGCTCGAAGTGAGCGATAGTGAACGAAGCTTCGCCGTTGGCTCAGCCGCACCTATATTTGGGGAAACCGAGAGAGACCGTATGGACCGCCACGACGAGACCAAAGCCGCCCTCATCGACCGCTTGCGCGAGTTAAACGCGGAGCCATCCAAGCCGATCGTCATCTACGAGATTGGTGTCGCGCTGGTCAAAGCGCAGTTCACCGAGGACGAAATCATGTACGCGCTGTTCGCGCTGGAAAGTGAGAAGACCATCGAACTGTTGGGCGATAACCGGCTCCGGCTGTTGAAGCCTCTGGATTAACTCTGCTGTACCGGAACGCTGTGGGGACAAACGAAAATGTGCGCGACCGTGACGGAACCTTGTCATCAGTTGCCGCTTCTGTCTGCCAGAGCATCAATAACGGTTTTACCCCTGGCCGAGATGCCCAACTCAAACAGGCTCGCCCGCAGCGGGCCTTTTTTACGCCTTGGCTCAACCCGTTTCTAAAAGACCACGACTGGGATCGGCTGGAAAATACCGTTAGACCGGATGTGGATTGAGCGCTTATATCGGTGCATCAATAGGGGGTACTGATTTGTTTTTTACTCGTATAACGCTTTTCGTCGCGACTATTCTTCTGCTGCTCGGCGGCGTGATGGCCGGGGGTGGGCTGCTGATAGCCTTTGGGGTATGGGAGAAAGATCCTACAATAACCAATCGAATGCCGACCGCCGACATGATCGACCGGGGCTTCTATATGATAGCGTTTGCTCTGGCGATTGGTACGATTGCCGAAATCAGCGCCATGATAAACAAACACCTCAATCCCCCGTCGTGATCGGCTGAAATACTTTTCACAACTGAGATCGAACTAAATCTTAGATTGCGAATCCATTGAAGCGTGATATCTCTATTGGACTTCATTCGGGGGATTTATCATGCAGAAGAAGGGTTTCAGCGCATTTCTATTGTGGCTTCTATGCCTTGTAGGCGTTTGCGGAATACATCGTTTCTACGTTAACAGGCCCATGACCGGCCTGCTCTGGCTTTTCACTTTTGGCCTTCTTGGTCTCGGCCAGTTGTTCGACCTGTTTTTCTTGGGGTCGATGGTGCGTCAGGCTAATATTCTGAATGGCCTCTACGGCCAAGGCGTCAACAACACGAACACCAACACCAACACGGTTGCACCGATCTTCAACGTTCACGTGAACGTGCCGGGTGCTGCACCTGCTGTCAGCGAACCACCAAAGATCGCCTAAGAGTTCGCTCACTCACTGATGAAAAATGACCGCTTCGGCGGTCATTTTGTTTTGTGCTGCTGGACAGGATTATGCTGCGCCTCCATCGTAGGCGAGTTTCGCGACGATGAAGCGATCACCGCGAGCAAAGGCCCCGGCAAAATGGGAGATGCGGCCTAGATCAGGCACGTAGTCGATGATCATCTCCGTGGCACCGTTTCTCAAACTCGCCTCAACCCGCTCATAATACGCGACCAACTCTAGACACTCGCTACGAATCGCATTCCAAAGAATGCTCTCATCGTCTCCCTTTGGAAGGCCTGTGATACCGCTGGCGGTCACAACCTCATACGTGGGAGAAATTCGTTCTATGGTATCCTTGATGGCCTCGCGTCTCACGAGAGCCGTCATCAAACTCATCATTCCTGCCATCGATGCTGCTGCAAAGGCTGATTGACTAGGCGTATCAGTGTTCGCATAGCCTCCGCCATGTAGTAGGTCACGGATATCAAATTTCTTCATGCGAGCACCTGTCCTGTCTCATCAACAAATTCCAGCGTGCCGCAGTTCTTCAACTTGTGACCATTCTTGCTGAGCAGATCGATCAGTTTCACCAACTGACGTGCTTGCGCTTCGCTGATATCGTTGCGCTGGATGATCTTGTCGGCGTGGAGTTCGACAACAAACTCATGCCAGATTTGAGTTGCCCTTTTCACGCTGCTTTTCGCGTTAGCCGTGGTGTGCATGATGGCGATGTCTGCTTGAGCACCTGTCACGAAATGCGAGAGTTCACCCAACAGCAATCCGATCCAGTTCTTCTGCGTCTTCTTGATCGTCATGAATGCTGATGCTGCGTTCAGTTTGGGCTTCCTCGTGTATGGGATACGCACGGTTGACTTCGCCTTGAGATCCGCAATTGGATCAAGTGCGAGTGTGTCGGGATGAGTTTCGATGACCGTGTTGATGACTTCGAAAATATCTTCGAATACGCTTGTTGAAAATTCCATTGTTCTAACTCCTTAGTGTTCTTATTCTTAGTATTGGTTGTTTGGATCGTTCCTATAGTTGTTCGTAAACTCCGCAAATTTCACACTCCATGGCCGTAGGTCGGGAGTTTTTTGCGGTTCTTGGATATGCTTCTTTGCAGTGTTATGAAGTTGATCACGAGCCGCTTGAAGCAGCGCCATTGCGTTGTCGATCTTTTCAATTAATTGCCGATTATCTGACATTTGAAACTCCTGTTTGTTATCTATCTTTTATTTATCTTCTGGTGATCAAAACGCAGCCTTATCGGTTATTCGGGTGCTTCCATTGTGTCGCTGCTTTCAACTCCCGCTTGACCTTCATCGCGGCCTTCATGCCTTCTGAGATGGCTTTGCGAGTTGCCTCGTCACGTGGTTTGCCCATTCGAGACGCGCTGATCTTCGCTTTCGTCTCTTCGCTACGTGGCTTGCCCATATGAGAAGCGCTCATCTTGGCCCTGCTCTCAGCGCTGAACTTGCGTCCTTTGAGCGCCTGACTGATCTTCTGTCCGTGTGTTAGTTCCTGCATTTGGTCGATCTCCTTATTCTTGTTCTTGTTGTTAGAATGACCAAGCGTCCTTGGGTGTCTTGGCTGCAAGTTTGATGATCATCGCAAGTTGCGGATTATCGAACTCAAATTCACCGATATAATTCCCGGTGTTAATGTCTTCCCAACAGCGGCGGCAGATGATGTGTTCGAAGACATAAACTTCGCCATCCGCTGCAACTGCCTGCCAGTTGAAATTCTCTGAACTGTTGTAAAAGGTGTTGATCTCGCTCCGGTACTCGCGGCGCATGAGCGCGGCAAGCACGGCAATATCCACGTACTGCCAAAGGATCGCGTAGGTTTGCAGACCGGATTTTGTCTTCCGCATCATTTCGAGGCGGTCGCCGATATCGATCGTTTCTTCCAGCACCATGTGCATGGGAAATTCCAGAACGACCGTCGCGGGCTGGTTAGACATTACCTGCCTCCTTCACTGCCTTACGGGCGGCATGTCGCGCTGCTTGAGCCACAGCGATAGCGGCCTTGTGCGCGTCAGACATTTTGCGGCCCTTCTTAGCAACGCTCAGCGCTGCCTTATGCTCGTCCGTCAGAGCAACGCCCTTTTTGGTCTTGCTGATCGCAGCCTTGGTTTCAGCCGAATGCTTCGTCCCTGTGCGGGCTTTGGCGATCTTGGCCTTACCTGCCTCTGTCTGCTTATCTCCCTTCTTGAGTTGGAGATTTCGCTTGCTGGTTTCGCGATTGCAGAAGACGGCAGTTTCAGCGTTCATGATGCCGGACGCTTTGCCAGCCTTGTCTTTCCAGCCCAGCACGTAGCCGAAATCGGAACCCATGAACTTGCGGAGATTACCCGTTGCGAGTTTCTTCTCCATTTGGGCGAGTTGCCAAGGCGTCATCAGCCCAATGTATTCCTCCAGCGTCAGGTCGAATTGGACCTTGTTCCGGCTGGTCTGATAACGGCGGGATGCATCGTACTTGATTTCAAGTATTTCGCGCAGTTCCGCGCTGATCGAACGGCCGCTGCGTGGAGCAGTGATCGCGGCCAAGACCTGTTGTGGGGAAATTCGAATAGTCATTAAGCACCTGGAATAATTATGTTATCTTTTATTTATCCATTATGCTTGACTGATTTTTCTGGCGTCAATATTGTTTTCAGGTACTAAACAAAATAGATCCATATTATTATAAACAAGCATGGATCATTACTACTAAACAACGTAGAACCATCTACTTCGTAGAAGTAGATAGCCCCACCTTGGCTAGAAGCAACGACCCATAAATGGCGGCTTCACGCATCGCTTCGCGTTTTTCGTTGGCACTCAAAACCCGCTCATCTCTGCTACTCGCGTGTCGCTGCGCTCGTTTCCAGTTGGAAACTCCACTTACGACTGGCGGCATAGCCATTGGTTTGGTCGCTCCGCTCCGTCGTCACTCCGTTTGGTCGCTTTGCTCCTCCGTTCAAGGCTTTTGTTTCCGCTTGGGGTTGAGAGAAAAAGGGGCGCGAAAAGCAAACCGAAACAGCGCGAAGCAGCCGCGTTCAAAACGCTCGGCAGCACGTCTCACAGCGTCGTCCGCTGCGTTCGCGATGCCTGCGCAGTCGCAGTGCGCGTTTCCGTGCCGCTGCTCTTTGGGCCTCTTTGAAGAGTTTCCTAAGTGTCGGGTAACACGACACTTTTCTGCAGCATCAGCGCGTTTTCATCCAATCTTCAATCCGCTCGCATAGGCCGGAAATAAAAGGATGGCTGCAGAGTTCGTCAGTATGTCCATCTGGGGTGAACGTGTAGATGGCGTCGTCAATATCACCCCACGTGCCAAGATACTCGCCGTCCTTGGTCACGACCGACTGATCGTCCAGCAGATTGATCGGAAATCGGAGATCGTCCGTTGGCGATTGAAACTTGATCCGCATGAGCCCTCCAAATGGGAACTTGGTTTTTTGCAGTAAATACCGGCGGACGCAATGATCGTCTGGCTGCTCAACGGGCGGGGCGATGATGTCTCGCCCGTAGTCATGAATATCGCAGTCACCGGCGAAGGCTCGTATAATGCGGGTATGGAAAATCTCACACAAATGAATACCAAACCACGGAAACGCCGGACACGTAAAGTGGATGATCGACAGATGCAGTTAGTCGAAGAGGTCGTCGAGCGAACCACGCTGACGAAGACCCAATGGCTTGCCGAGTTAAGAGCAGCCAAATCCAGTCAGCCGGATAAATAGGATTGATGAATACGTCTCTATGCTACGAGGCGCTTGCTTATGATTCATCTTTCCTCACGACGCCCACTCGGTTCTTAACTCCTTCCGAGTGGGTTTCCTTTTGCCTTTTCAAGATCGGCAAGTGACCTAGTTACCCCCGAATGAGACCGCTTTGCGATAACTGCCATAACACCGGATGGGTGTGCGAGAACCATTCACACAGGCCATGGACAGGCGAGTATGCCTGTGACTGTGGTGGCGCTGGAAGGCCTTGTGCCGTGTGTAATTTCGCGGATGAGTTGAACGAACCCGACTACAGGGGGTTATTAGAGACATGGGAGACACTTGCCGAAAACGCGGAGCACCCAATGGAACGCCAATATGAGGCTTGGGAACTGGAACTGATCAAATCGAATCAGGCGAATATCACCGTGTACGAAGACTTCTTGCGATCGCTGGATGACGGCGAAAGGATCGTCATTCCTGATGTCGGCGATGTGACCGAGCAAGAGCGCAAGAAGGCCGAATGGTTCCTCGCCTATCACAAGGCCAACCTTCTGAAAGTGCGTGAAGGTGCGGCCAACGATAACGAACCTCCGATGGATGAAGAACTGGCTGACCTAATCGCGGGTGATTGGTGAATTGACAATCGTCAATTACAAACCGTTAAACTCGATATATTAGCATTCCAATATGCAATCGATGCCCGCCGCATTGATCGCTCTGGTGAGGGGAACTTGTTTGCTCGCGTAGTTCCCCTCATTTACCCTTCGGCACATGAAAACTCGCCCTTTGAAGCCAGCGGCACTAACGCTGGCTTTTTGCGTCAAAGGAGCAAGCAAATGGATGCCTTCACCGTGTCCGACCTCATCCGATACGTCATGTCGATGCCCGCGTGGTATCTGCTCGCCGCATATGGGGCGTACATCGGCGTGTACTTCGTCATCGGCGGTGTCAAAGGTCTTGTCGAAGCATTCAAGCACTGATGTCGTCAGTCGTCTGCCGCTTCGTACGGTATCAGACATTAGACTTTAGTCCTATGCTTTCACCGGAAGATTTGATACTCTTTTGATTGAAGGAGGAGCGTGATGCTCAACCCTCACTCACGCATCGTTACTCAAGATCGTGTCCCGTTGAGACCGCAACTTCTCCGCTACGCTGCTAGGTTCTACCGACTAGAGGCCGACCGAGAAGACCTCATCGAACGTACCCTTAACGTAGTCGGAAATAACCCAGATCCGCTGACGTGGAGAGAGTCTTGTTTTTTGGCCATGCACCGCATATTTCTCTCAGATATGCGTAATCGCCGCTACTAATCTGTTCATCAGGCGCGACCATCCGTGTGCTCACGTCTGCATGTCGGGAGGGATCGTTATGTTTGGATCACGTGCATCCAAGGGCATTCTGAGGCCGTATCTGGAACGCATTGCTGGTGCGTACTATCTGACTGGGCCGCAGAAAGAAGCACTGATTGACCAGACGTTGGACGTCATCGCACACGACCCTGATGCTATCAGTGACAGTCCGGTTGAGAAGGCGATTGCGGAAGCGATGGCGCGAGTTTATAACGCCAACGCTCATTCCCATCAATCCGGTTCTACGATGCGTTGCGCAGCACGAGCCGCGCGATGATACACCGATAAGGGCTTAGTCGGTCTCCAATAGAGATCGCGTTCCACGGTCAATCCCGCTGGACCTCGAAGTTCCTCAAGATCACTGAGAAGCACGTATCCGAGTTCAGGCTCACCAAGGCCCAGGTCGCAAAGGCCGAACATCAGATCCCTGTCGTCGGGGTCCATGTCCACAATCAACCACGTCGCATTCGCCCATGGTGTGAAGAACTTCACGACCGGCACGTGGTCAGCGTTGCGCAGTTGATGATTGAGCATCAGGCGCAGTCGAAGCATATCCGGCAGCAATTCCATCAAGCGACCTCAACGCTTGCCATGCCGAGAACCGAAACAGCCGAAACGCGCTCGATCATTGCGCGCTCTGCTTTCCACTCCGCTACGCTCGAATAGACCTGATCAAACTTCGCACCGTCGATCTTACCCCAAACCCGAAACAGCATTGCAAACTCCTGTTGTTGTTAACAACTCAGAGTTTTATAGCCGTGCAATCAAAGGGCGAGTGAAGAGTTGAAGCCCGACCAACTCTTTACGATGCGGATTTCATCCGTTTACGGACGAGCATGTCGTTGACCAGACGCCGTTTAGGATCGAGCGGGATTTTCCCGGCTTGATCAGCACGATGAATGTCGAAGTGCGAGGGCATCTCAGCGGCAAAGCGAGTGAGATCGACAACCATCGGAGTGACCTTGATCGGGCCTTTCACGAACTTGACGTTGGGGAACTTGTACGCACGGAGACCACCAAACAGGATCACGGTGTAGGTCTGCTCGATGCTGTCGAAAGTGATAAAGTCGATAACCTCGCGCATTGCCGTGTTGGTGCGGACACGAAGGCCATACCTGATACCGTCGTCCTCGCTGGCTTCCCACTGTTCACGCATGACCTCAATCGCACTGGCCGGATCAAGCGCCTTCTGCTTCGCCATAGTCACATCGCGATCATGGGTGAGCGTCGTAAGTTGCTCCTCGGCTTCCTTGCGTTCCTTGGTTCGGGATTTCAGAGCCGTGAGAAGCCCAGGAATTTCATCGTCGTTTTCGGTCTCCACGAGGGTCAACAATCGCTGTTCTCTTGACCGGAGACTTTCCAACTTCACCGACAGATCGGCTATTGCCTCATCCACGGCTTTCAGTTCTGCATCGGCCTTCTTGATCCGCATATGATCCGAAATGCCAAACTCCATCACGTTGTCGAGGATGAACTGTTCGACCAGATCGTAACGAAAACGTGCCGTACCATCGGTGCAGATCGGGACGGTTTGTTTGACACCCTCCACCTCAACCTCTTTGGTGAGTTTGCGGAAGTTTCCACTGCAAACGAGGTATTGCCACTGTTTGCTACTCCGGCTGTTGCAGAGCATGTACATGCGCGATTGGCAGTGAGTGCAACTGGTCAAGCCATCGAGCAGGTTGCTAAACCTCGTCCCGGCGCGACCGCCTTTTCTGTTTCGATGTGGTAGTTTCTGCGCCCGTAGCCATAGGTCATTGGTGACGACCGGGGGATAATAGTCGGCAATAGGATCACCACGCGCAATCCTCGTCCCATCCACTTCCTCATACGGCTGATACTCACCTATCGCAGAGCGGTTGGTGATGATGTTGGCAACGCTCGTGTGAAACCAGCCCTGCTTGCTCGGCTTTAACGTAGCCTCGCCACGCGCATTCAAATCTCTAGCGATCTTGTCGAAGCCCACGCCATCTGCGCTGCGCTCGAAAATCCACTGCACAAGGGGTGCTCGGTCGTTGAGGGAATATTCGAACTCACCTTTGGCGATCTTTGTCGCCGTGATCCAATGCGGAGGCCGTTGATTGGTCTTCACGCCTTTCCGGCTCAACGCCCGCTTGTTCTCGAACGCCTCTCTGATGATCTGGCTCTTACGTTCGCTTTCCCGATTGGCTCGGAGCATGGATGAGAGCGTGCTGATGAGTTGGTTCGAATTGGAATTTATGCTGGTCCACGTGTAAATCTCTTCCTCGCCGTACTCACCACGGGCAACTACGGTGATGCCGAGTTTCAGGATTTCCTTGAACAGGTCCAGCGCCTCAAGTGGGGTCGTTCGTGAGAGGCGGTCGAGGTTTTCGATGAGCAGGTAACTGCTCGACGGGATTGTTCCGTCTCTGACCAATTCGATGAATGCGCCGAGCCTGCCCTTTGTACGGTTCAAGCCCTTCCATGCGCTGACCCCGATATCAGCGAAGGCCGTTGTGTCTTGCAGTTCAAGGTCATGTCGTTGTGCGAAGTTCTCGCTCCAGACCAACTGACGCCGTAAACTATCGCCCTTGATCTGTTTCTCTGTACTCATACGAATGTACGAGTACGCTGGTCGTTTTGAAATGTTCGTCAATGCCCGCGCTTCCCAAAAGTGTTGCTAAGAGGATGCGCGAAAGTAGTGTAAAAACAATCAACACGTAGGGTTTCGCCGAATAGGGATCGCGCAGGATACGCACGCCCGCCCGGTCGACGACGAGATAACCGGAACGGAAATCCCCGAACGCGATCGAGAGCGAATTCTCCGCCACGTCGGGCATTTCTTCGGCTTCGGCGATCGGAAAGCCCATCAGCGAGGCCGGTTGGCCGGCCGATACCGGCGGGTGCCAGAGATAGTTGCCGTCGCCGTCCTTGAACTTGCGGATATCGCCCTGCGCCTTGCGGTTCATCATGAACGTGCCGTTCTGGCGATGGCCGGCCTTCAGCGCATAAATGAGCTCGATCAGCGTATCCGAAGGACCTGTCGATTTCCAGCCGCCGGCAACGCCGGTGGCGATATGGCCGAGATTGCCCCAACTCCAGGAGCCTTCCGCCACCGTCGGATAGGACAGAAATCCTTTCGGCTTGTTGGTGCCGTCGCCGCGGATGAAGGCGTCGCCCTCCTGCTCGGCAAATACGATGTCCACCTCGCCGGCGATCCAGGCCTCGATATCGACCGCCGAGTCGTCCAGCAGCGACTGCGTCGCCGCCGGCATCGCGTAGAGCTCCATGGTCGGGAAGGAGAGTTCGGTGAGCTGCGGCGTATTGGTCTGCGGCCGCGCCGTGGTCTCCGCCACCCAGCCGGTCGAAAGCCCGGCCGCCGCGAACGGCTTCTTCAGCACGGCGGAGGATACGGTACGCACGGTCGAGAGCGCCCGCATCGGCGAGACCGCCGAAATCCGCCGGCCGATTTCCGTGTCGGTTTCCGGCGGCACGAGATAACCGCCGTCGGCGCCAGTCCCGCCCGAAAACGCCTTGGCCTCCAGCTCGCGCAGACCGTTTTCCTCGCCACGGCGGACATAGGCGTCGAAGGCCGCCTTGTGCTCCACGGCCTCTGCCGAAAGCTCCGAACCGCCGCGGCCGAGTTGCGGCCTGGCCTTCTTCAGCACCAGCTGGTCGAGCACCTTCTTCTGGTCGTCGACGGCACGGTTGATGCGGTCCATCTTGTCGCGGGTCACGACGTCGGCGGTCAGCTTCTGCTCGATCTCGCCGAGGCGCCGGTCGTTGACCTCCTTGAAGGCCTCGAACGCCTCCATGAATTCGTCGAAGGCCGCCGTCACCGTTTCCGGCACGGCTTTTACTTCGGGCGCTACGCTTGCCATCGTTCTCGCCTGCTCCGTCATATCGCTTTTCCTTTGAAGGTTGATTTCATCATCATCTTCGCCGCCCGCCGCATCTGGCGGACGAGTTCGGTTTCCCTGTCGCGGAAGAACCGCGCATGCTTGACGTTGGAGACCCGCGCCGATGGCAGCATCGGAAAGGTCACCACCGAGATTTCCCACAGATCGGCCTCAAGGATTTTGCGCACGCCCGTCTTGGCGTCGGTGCGGGCCTTGACCGTGCGAAACCCGATCGACAGCCCGTCGAGCGCGCCCGATTTCATCAGCGCCAGCACCTCGCGGGAGCGGGCGACGCCCGGCGACAGCATGCCTTCGACATAAAGCCCGCGGGCATCCTCCCGGATCGTCCGCCAGGCGCCGATCGGCTCGGAAGGGTCGTGCTGGTAGAGCATCCGCACCCCCATCGCCCCGCGCTCGACGAGGCAATTGCGAAAGGCGCCGCGCTCGATCGTATCCTTGCCGAGATCGACCTCGCCGAAGACGCTGGCATAACCGGAAAACACTCCGTCGCCTGTAAGCCCAGCGAGTTCCAGATTGGCGAATTTGCGCGCGTTCGGGCGCGGCCCGCGATAAGCGTGCATTGGTATTCTCCTGAATGTCTTGGATTTGACCTGCAGCCGGATACGAGGGAAGAGGTAACCCCGAGTTTAACCGCCCCGTCCCCCATATCTGACGGCGATCCTCGCCAGCGCGCCGAGCACCCACCAGGCACAAAGACTGGCCGCCGCCGACCCCGTCAGCATCACTTCCGCGCCGGAAAGCTCAGCCTCGATCCCCAGCCGCTCGACCAGCCAAAGCCCGGTCGGCCCTCCGAAGATCATCCCGCAGCTCAGGCCCGTCAGAAACCGGCTCGCCGCCTCGCGGCGGCTCTTCGGCAGTAGATAGATCAGCGACACACCGGCTCCCGCCGTGGCGCCCACCGCCTTGGCGGCCCAGATGCCGGCCAGGGCGGCCGGATCGTTTCCGAGGTCAGCCATTTTTAATCTCTCTTGTTTATGATGCACGCATATGGACCGAACGGCGCTGCTGCCATGCAACCAGCCGTTCCGCGCTCGACGCAGCGTCGGCGGATCCAGTTTCCATGAATGTTCAGAATCGCTTGGGGCTACCTGCTGGGAAGTTGAGTCCGGCACTTCGCAAGTTGAGTGAGTGGCAAAAGACGCGTTGAGCAACGCCAAGCCGCCCGTCTATTCCGCGTAGACGTCCTCGTCCTCATCGGGCCGATCATCCTGCCTGCCGTGCCTGACGATCAGGATCAGCACGCCGTCGGAATCGACTTCGTACTCGATGAGATAGGGCGCAATCACCAGGACCCTGACGCCATTGGAGCCCGGTTTGACCTTGCCGATCTCCGGATGCTGTGACAGAAGCGACCGGGCATTCCGCAGTTTCCTGTGCAGTTCCCGTGCCGCCGGAGCACTGAACCTGCCGAGGTAGGTCCGCTCGGACCTGATGTAGTCCGCAGCCATCGTGGAGATGCGGACTTTCTTCATGCGGCATCGGTCCGGGATTTTTCATCCGCAGCATTCAAGCCATCCAGTTCATCGAGAAGGTCGTCCATATCCATGACCTTGCCGTCGCGCACGTCCTGGCGCGCCGCGGCAATTTCCAGAAGCTCGCTTCCCTCCGTGGTCAGGTAGGCTTTCAGCGCCCGGACGATCACCCAGGATCGGCTTCTGTCCGCTGTCTCAGCGATCTTCTCGATGTCCTCAAGGATGTCGAGCGGCAGGCGCAGCGTGATCGGGTCTGAAAGAACGGGCTTGGCCATCAGAGCCTCCATTTGTAATACGACGTATTACAATCTACACCCCTTCCTTACGGATTAATACCCCACCGCCTCGCGCTTCTCTTCGTCGCTCAGGAACGCCGCCGCACCGACCCTCGCCCACAGCGCCTCGCGCTCGGCGGAAAGGCCGGCGATCCGGTCGAGGTCCGGTTCCAGCCGCAGCCTGCCCCCATAAGCTTCAGACAACCAGGCGGAAAAGCTCGCGGCCGTTCGCGCAATCAAGGGCAGCACGGTGAGCCGGTAGAAGGCGCGGTTGGCTTCTTGGTAATTGGCATAGGTGTTGTCGCCGGGAATGCCGATCAGCATCGGCGGCACGCCGAAGGCGAGCGCGATGTCGCGGGCGGCGCCGTTCTTCGCCTCGATGAAATCCATGTCCTTCGGCGACAGGCCCATCGCCTTCCAGTCGAGCCCGCCTTCGAGCAGCAGCGGCCGACCGGCATTGACGGCGCCGGAATAACCCGCCTCCAGCTCGTCCTTCAGCCGCTCATACTGATCGGCAGACAAGTTGCCGCCGTCCTTCGGCTGGTAGACCAGCGCGCCGGAAGGTCTTGCGGAATTGTCGAGCAGCGCCTTGTTCCAGCTCGCCGCCGCATTGTGCAGGTCGAGCGCGGCACCCGCCGCACCAAGCGGCGGAAAGCCGCAATGGTCGTCGAGCGGATGAAACAGCTTCAGATGCAGCAGTGAGACGCCATCGCTCTCGGCCGGCAGCCGCCGCGTGGTGCCGCCGGCGCGATAGTCGTAGCCCGCCACCCAGCCGTCGCGGCCCTCGACCACGCTCACCCGGTCGGGCCGCAGCAGATGCAGTTCGCGTAAGCTCCCGCCGATCGACAGCGGCTCGACATAGGCGTTGCCGGAAAGCGCCAGGTGCCCGTAAAGCGCCTCGAAAAAGTCAGGCCCGCCCTGCCGGCCATTCGGCCGCGTCAAGAGCGCCAGCGCCGGATGTTCGACAACCTCCGTCGCCCCATCATAGGCAAGCCACGGCACGGCTGCGGCGGCTTCGGCGATCATCCGCACCGCCCGATAGGCGACCGGGTTCTTCATGAACCCTGCCCGCGCCAGCGCCGCATAGGACCGCCCCGACCACTGCGCCACTCCCTCGCCGGACACGATCGCAAAGCCGGAGGCCGTCTTGGTCTCGGCCCTTCGGGTGTCGGTTCCCTGGATTTCGGGCACGGCCTGTCGCCCACCCGTGGAAAACCACGGGCGCCGGAATGGAGATTTCATCGTAACTTGTCCTTTTCGCTCGCGGGCGCCAGGGCCCGCTTCAGGGAAGCGGCAGGGGCGATTTCACCGCGTTTTCGCTGTCGAAATCGGCTGCAATGCGCATTTCACGGACCGGGCGGACGATATCGATCGAGGCCTGATAGGCCGGATGCGCCTTGTAGGCGGCAAGCGCCGCCGCATCCTCGAATTCGCCGTAGACCACCAGGTCGACCTCGTTGCCGAGCTGGTCGCTCTTCACATTGGTGCCGATCTCCAGGGTCAGCGCATGCGGGTTGCCGGTCAGCAGGGAAAGACCTGCCCGTACCCGTTCGATCTCGCCCGTTTGCGCCGTGAAAAATACGATGTGGCGTATCATGGAACCTCCAGCAAAGCGGAGGCCTCGCTATCACGGGCTGCCACGGGCCACAATGCGGCCTATTGCAGCGCCTCGGCGAACACCCGCGCATGCCGCGCCACCAGGTCCGCCCGGTCGTTACCGTTGATGATTTTTCTGGCGCCCACCCAGTCGATTCGCCCTTGCCCGAAATAATCGCCGAGCTTCCGGCCAGTGAAACTGCCGCGCCGCATGCCCTCGATCAGGATCGCCACCGAGACCGGCATTTCCATCGCCCGACCCGGATCGGCCACCAGGTCGATCCCGGTCACGGCGGACATCGCCTCGTAGTTCCGCCTGTGGGTGAGCTGCACCAGCCCGCGACCGAGCCAGCTTTTTCCGTCCGCGTCCGGCCGCCAGTAGGGCGTCTTCACCGACCCGAGCCGGCCCGCGGTAAAAGCCTCGTCCAGACGCGCGATCGCCGACCTGTCGCTGGCCGCCAGGGTTTCCCGGACGGGCTGCATGGTGGCGGCCGTCTCGTGAAAGGCGGTCGCCAGCACATAGGAAAGCGGCTGCGCCTCACCTTGGCCGTCCCTTTCCCGCCAAGCGTCGAGAATCGCCGTCATCCCCTCCACCTGGCCGCTGACCAACCGGCCTTTGAAGAGCTTCGCCCGTACCAAATCAAAGAAAGCATGCCGGTTGTGAGCCATCTAGAGCCTACTCCCATACCGCGTCGCAGGGTTTCAATCGGTTTAGAAAAACTAAATCGTTTTAAGCGTTTAGGCGGCAGTTTACTTTTTTCTAATGATGTGGAACCAACGGCTCCACACGACGTTCTTGTCGGCTTTCTAAACAACAGGAGATCATGATGATGCAGCAGCCCGCACCGGCCGCCCCTTCCAAGCCGATCCCGCAGCATGTCGTCGAGCGGATCGAATCCGAATGGAAGCAGATGCGCGAAAGCGCCCAGCCGAAGTCGGTTACCCCGCGCTGATCATCATCAATTAAGCGACGAGCCGCGCTCAAACACCGCGCACGCGCGGCTCTCCATGACCTTCCAGCATCAGCGCCGTCAACGCCCAGACCAGCGCATCGAGCCGGTCGGGCGAGCGGCCTGAAGACAGGCCGTCCGGACCGAAATCGCACATCTGGTCTTCGAGTTCGGCAAACCGCCCGGCATGCGCCACCCGCCCCTGTTCGTAGAGGGCAGCCACAGGCTCGGCGCGCAGGAATTTTCCGCGCGTCGCCCTGACCATCGTCACCGGCAGCGCCGCATCGACGCTTTTCAGCATCGCCGTCACCATCTCGCCGCCCTGGTTCACCTCGGCCACCACCCGGTCCGCCTGAAAGCGCGCATAGGCGCGCGCCACTGCATTCGCCCAGCCGGCCGGGGTTTTGCCCTCGACCGAACAGTCGGCCAGCACCACTGCCCGGCCGCTCGCTTCCAATCCGGCGACGACGATGCCGCAGCAGGAATGTTCGCCCGAACCCGAAGGCGGATCGACGGCGACCACGATGCGCCTGAGCGTTCCGGTAAAGCGGATCGTGAAAGCTTCGAGGTCGGCCCGTTTCCACAGCGCGTCCTCGCGGTCCTCGATCAGCTCGCCGGCCAGTTCCTGTCGTCCGAGCCTCGTTCCTCCGTAACGTGCCTCCAGCGCCGAAATGAAGCCGGGTGAAAGGTTGCCGGCATTGGCCTGGGTCGAGATTCTCACGAGTTGCGTCCCGGGATCGGCGATCAGCCGTTTCAGGATCGGCACCGGCCGCGGCGTCGTCGTCACCAGCTGGCGCGGATCGGCCCCGAGCCGCAGCCCGAACTGCAGCATGTCGAAGGTTTCCTCCGCATGCCGCCATTTGGCGAGCTCGTCGCACCAAGCGAAATGAAACTGCGGTCCGCGCAGGCTCTCCGGATCTTCCGAGGAAAAGATCTGCGCGATCGCCCCGTTCGGCCAAACCAGCCTCCGGCGCGAAATCTCGAAATCCGGCCGGTTCTTTCGGGCAATTCGGCAGATGCCGGACACCCCGTCGATCATCACCTCGCGGGCATCGCCCAGCGTTTCCGCCACCAGCGCGATCCTGAGCTGCGACCTGCTGCCGGCTGAGGCGAGCCCATGGATCCATTCCGCGCCTGCCCGCGTCTTGCCCGAGCCGCGCCCACCCATGATCAACCAGGTGCGCCAGTCGCCAGCCGGCGGCTTTTGGTCGCGACGGCCGGCATGGCGCCAGTCCCGGCTTACGGCGCAGGAATGACGTGAGTTGGTGCTATCACGCCACTTGCGTAAAGAACCTGCGGAGGACGACGACGGTTCAACGATCTCCCTCTTCTCCCCGGCGGGGAGAAGGTGGTCCGAAGGACCGGATGAGGGGGGCGAAGCCACCTTCCCGCTCACCATTTCCACTTCAGGCATTCCTCGGTCCACCAGATCGACCGCTCCAGCGTCGCCGGCCCCCTCATCCCCTCGCTTCGCTCGGGACTTCTCCCCGCTGGGGAGAAGAGGGAGTTCGATGCACCCGTCCGCTCCGACCTCAATAACAGTCGTTTCGGCCGTCCCTTCATCACAGCCAGGCTCAGCGAGCACCGCATAACCCTTTGCCATTGCTCCATTCATCTGAGCCCGCAAGCTGCTGATCCGGTCCATCTTTTCCCCGTATTCAGCCAGCGTTTTGACCGTCCCAGCTTCGACAACGTCTTCAACCGGTGTCAGGCGATGCCGTTCGATCCCCTCCCGCACTGCCGGGCTCACCGATATCAATACCGGCCGCGAGACAGCGCTTCTCAAAACGCTCCTGGGCGCGCTGCTCGATAAGTTCCTCGACCTCACGCACGGCCTCCTCATACCCACCCTCGTCCGCATCCCGCTCGGCGGCCTCGTCGCGGTCGCGGGCGAGCTGGCGTTGCAGGCTGTCGACCTTTTCGAGCGTGCGGACGATCAGCGACATGGCGTCGGTCGCGGCCTTTACGTCGGCACGCGCCAGTTTCTGGGCGGCGTCGTCGCCATCTGTGAGCGCCGCCTCCGCCGCGGTGCGCATCCGCCGGAAGGTCGAGAACTGGTCGCGCATTTCGACCGTCATCTCGTTCAACAGCCGCCGCAGTTCCTCGCCGGGAGAGAATGCGCCTTCGGCCGACTTGATCTCCAGCAGCACGCCGCGCACCGCGTCCGACAGCACGGAATCATCCATGACGACCGCGTCGCCATAAACCGGCGCCTCCGTCCAGAGCCCGAAAAGCGCCGGATCGAACGTCTCGAATTCATCCATCTGGGATATCCCGGGGCCAAAATAGGAGCCAAAAGGAGGGCCAAAATTTCGGCGCAGAAAATCCCGCCGCGCCCGTTTCCGGTCGCTGCGCGTCCCCGCTGCCGATTGTCGAGATAAAAAGAAGGCCCGGCTTTGGGACCGGGCCAATTTGACTGGAAGCCTTGCCACCGGCTATCCACCGGCGCAATTCTTCGACTGTGCCTAGAACCTACCAAACAACCGTCACGCCGTCAAGGACTATTTTCCTAATTAGCAAAAATTAATTTACGTAGGGTCACGTCCCGCAGAACGTCTGCGTCACCCGCTCCTCAGGCTTGGGGGGCTGCATGTAGCTCACGAATTCCGGCCGCTCTTCGAATGGCTTTTCCAGTGCCTCCAGCAACCGTTCGAGGAAACTGAAGTCGCCGTAATTGGCGGCCGAAAGGGCTTCCTGGACCTTGTGATTGCGGGGAATGACCGCCGGGTTGACGGCGCGCAGGGCGTCAGCCAGTTCGCCGACCGGCCGTGCCTCCATGGTCAACCGCTCGCGCCAGTCGGCGAGCCAGGTCTGCGCCTTGTCGGGATCGGCAAAACACTTGAGGAACGCCTCTTCCCCGCCCTCCGCCGCATCGGCAAGCCGCCGGAAGGCGAGCGTGAAATCCGCCTGCCCCTCGTGCATGGCCGCCAGCAGCGCCTGGATCAGGTCGCCATCGCCGTCAGCCTCGGTCTCAAGACCTATCTTTGCCCGAAAAACGCCGATCCACTCTTTCTGGAACCGCTCGCCGAACGCCTTCAGCACGGCGTTCGCCGCTTCCACGGCCTTTTCCTCGTCCTCGTCCAATAGCGGCAGCAGGCATTCCGCCAGCCGCGCAATGTTCCATTGGCCGATGCCCGGCTGGTTGCGATAGGCGTAACGGCCGCCCTGGTCTATCGAGGAAAACACCTTCATCGGGTCGTATTCGTCGAGAAAGGCGCAAGGCCCAAAATCGATCGTCTCGCCCGAAATCGTCATGTTGTCGGTGTTCATCACCCCATGGATGAAGCCGATACCCATCCAGCGGGCGATCAGATCCGCCTGCCGCCCCGC